TCGACTAGGTGAGACGAGCTTAGACCGCACGAGCTTTTCTCTTATAGTCCACATCTAATGTGGACTCACGCTTATTCAAAATTGAAACTCGTCCCGGAAACTTACGGAGACAAGATCTCCCTATTTTAGCCCGGGCCCTGGTTGCAGTACTGCTTAGGCAGGGGAGAGCAAAGACAGGCACAAGTCGAAATCTGCAATACGTCAGGCTAGAGACACCTGAGGGCAACGTACAGGTCCTGGCGTCCGACTGGGCTAAGATCATGCCTTATCTTCAGGATGATTCTTTCAACCAGACCGTGTTTAAATCTCAGATGGATACAGTTTGGCTTGATCCCCTGACGGCACACGCACCATCTATCATAGACCGCACGGATCGACAGTACTACCTCAGGGTGTTGAATACTCTCCAGGGTCTATTTCCCGTTGAGTATCCAACGTCATCATTATAGAAATGGAGATATAGATGAGTATCGACCCCAGAGGGACAACACCTGGCATAATCCCCGGTGCAGAAGCAAAACCTAAAACTGTGTTTATGAAGTGCCCCGAAGCCCGGTGTTCTTCGAAAGAAGTAATTGAAATCCTGATTCACGAGCAGGCACGGGGTGCTCCTGTGCCTGCTCACAGGGCTTATCGCTGCACACAGTGTGGACACACTACCAGCATCTCGGTTGGCGGGTATATTCACATTTGAGATTCAATTTAGAGCCGGGCGTCCAGGACCCTGTTGTAGTTCTGGATCAGGAGACATTTCATGGTGACTAAGATAACGGCTGAGACTTTAGACTTATTCGTTGAGCACTTGCGTCGAGAGAACCCGGAATTCAAGGTCGAGTTCAAAAATGAGAGTTGGTCCCAAAGACTCTTAGGTGTGTTGACTCGGTCTTTCTGTCCCGAGTACATGACCCAGTTCACGACTACAGTCGGTAGCACGGTCTACTTTCCGTCCGAGAGTAATTATCTGAAGGATCCAGAGGGTAGTCTGATTGTGCTGGCTCACGAGTTTGTGCATGTCTGTGATGCTCAGCGGGATCGCTTCTTTAAATTGAAGTACCTAATGCCTCAGGTTCTGGTCATTATCCCCCTCCTGGCTTACGGCATACTGGCAGGGTCTCATGCCTGGATATTACTTCTGCCGGTTATAGCCCTCTACTCAGGCTCCATATTAGGCAACGGGTCTCGGGCCATTTTCCTAAGTATTTTCTTGGTGGGCGTCGCGGCCCTCCTGGGTCTTGCTTTGATCCTGACTGGATGGCGGAGTTTAACCTTATTAGGCATGCTAGCGCTAATTCCATGGCCTGCCTATTGGCGGGTGGAGTATGAGCTTCGTGGTTACGCCATGACTCTGGCTGTTGTAAGATGGATTTTTGGTTCAGTCCCTGATGACTTCAATCGGAGTATCGTGGGGCAGTTCGTGGGGTTCAATTATTACCGCATGAGTTGGGATCGTCAGTACATTGAGAAGACGTTGGAAGCCATTTCACGCAAAGTGGACCACGATGCTTCGCCTGCCAATTACCCCTACAGCGTAGTTGATCACTTTCTCTCTGAGCACTCGCTGAAAAAATGACTGATTCGGAAGTACCTGAGCCAGTAACGGGCTCCCTCAGGTGCCTTCGGTGTAGGAGCTTGAACCTCGTGAGGTCGGGCCGTGAGCCCTATCGTTTTGAGTGTCAGGATTGTAAGCAGCATTACTTCGTCGTGATGCAATTGGTCCCCGTGGATCCTGATTACCCTACCCCCCTACTGGAGTCTTCACGTGCTGAGCAAAGTCAGGGGCCAGGATGAAGCCGTTGCTTATCTGTCGAGAGTTGTTTCCGGCCAGTTAACATCACCCTTGCTTCTTGTGGGGGGCGAAGGCGTCGGGCGTAGGTTCTCCGCTTTAGAAGCCATTAAGGATGTTTTTTCAGGCGGGGATCCTGAGAGCAACTTTTGTTTGCAGGTAGATCGCCGTCTACATCCCGACCTAACCCTTGTTTCGTCAGATGGTGGTCGGGATATAGGTATTGAAGCGATCCGAGAAGTCATCCGTACAGCATATGACTGTCCCATGTTTTCGGACAGGAAATTTTATGTCCTAGACGGTGCGGATCGTCTGACCATTCCGGCAGCCAACGCACTTCTCAAGACGTTGGAAGAGCCTCCCGGCCGCACGCAATTTATTCTTCTCGCGGAATCTTCGGAGCAAGTGATCCCCACCATCAGGTCACGCTGCGGGACCGTGCGTTATAAGGGATTAAGTGAAGAATTTATAGCAGAATCTTTGCGTGAGTTCATCCCGGATCCTCTTATCGCTTTGGTCTATGCACGACTCTCCAACCGTTCTCTTGGGAGAGCACTTCGGTTTTTCGGGGCTAATCAGCTTAATCTTAGAAACAAGGCTTTTAATTTGATCCGAGTAGGGATCGAGCGAGACATGTCTCTCCTTTTCTCTTCCGTGGATGACCTTAAAAAAGAGTCTGACACAAAAGATACTTTTGAATCCGACATCAGACTAGCTCTGCACTTTCTGGAACATATTCTCTACGACATGATCTTGCTCCCCTACAACCCTTCCGGCATTGCCAACTTGGACCTAAGGGAAGACTTAGGTCTGTTGGGGAGGCGTCTTGGGCCCGCTCGTATTCGAGTCTTATTGCAGGCGATCAACCGGGTTCAACACACGGCATCTATTTCGAAGATCCAGTTAGTTTTTCACGTAAAAGCAGCCCTCGGTACAGCGTTTTCGGAGTAAGGGGTTGTAGCGAATGGCAAAGCTATCGAGCCCATTTATTGTTATATCGGGGGATGACGATTTCTCCCAAGATCGGTATATTGCTTACCGAAAGACTGCTTGGAAAAAGCGCCACATTACCCTTCGGGATGGGGCGGATATGTCTGAGGTAGACCTGGTTAACCTTTGCGAGACGGAGCCTATATTCGACGAAGGTCAGGGTCGGGTCATTTTCCTAGACAACGCTCAAGAACTTAAGTGTGGTAAAGTATGGTCCGAGTACGTCGATAAGCGTAATCCTGCTAACTTATCCAATCTTTTTCTGGCTATCGTTCGTGATGCCAAGATGCCGGCCTGCTGGTCCAGCTTGGCAAAAAAAGGGACTTCCGTTGCTTTCATGAAGCCTCGTCCTTGGGAATCTAAAAAGATCCTGGACGGTATTGATGATGAGGCCGAAGGGCTCAAACTGAAGCTGGACCTCGGGGTAGCTGACCTTATTTACAGACTCCTCGGAAACAATCTAAGGTCCGTTGTTAACGAGCTGACCAAGGTCTCTTATCTCGTAGGTCCTGACCGTCTAGTGAGGAAGGAACACGTCGTTAAGGTGATGGTGTCATCGGTAGAAATCGAGCCTCACCAGGTGATGGAAGCTGCTTTTGGTAAGAATAAAAAGTTAGCTCAGAACCGCTTGTCTAAGTTATTCAAACTATCCGGCGATCCTGTCTGCATACCCATCGTTGTGTCGGGTCTGCATCAGGTGGAGAAGCTTCTTATTGCACGCCAGATATTAGATCAAGATGGCTCAGTGGCAGATGTAGCAATCAGACTTGGGATCCATGAGTACGTTTGCAAGATCAATATCGTACCCACAGCTCAGAAGCACACGGCAAAAGCCCTTCTAGGGCATATGAATAACCTATGTAAATTGGACTTCCAAATTAAGGGAGCGGCCAGGTCTAAACGGACCCTCGTAGAGCTGGCCGTTCTCGCTATTGCAGCCTGAGGATTTAGTCTCATGGATATTGTCGACACCACCCCCAAAACATCATCTCGTCGTCTCAGCGAGAATTTCCTATCTCCCTATCGTCGTAAGGGAGACCCCTTCACGTCGCTACTAGCACGCTCTACGTACCTGACTAAGTACTGTCGAGGCGGGGTCGAGACCTGGACTGACACGATTCAAAGGGTGGTGGAAGGCAATATCAATTTAGCTCACGGGGTCAGCACGGCTGAGACGGAGCTTTTGTTTCATCTTTTCTGGACTGGTCAAGCATTCCCTCCTGGTCGCGGTCTTTGGACCGGCGGTGTGGAAGGTATTCCCGCGGATGCACGGTTCAACTGCTGGTATACGACGCTCTACAGTATCGATGATTGGTGCTGGACGGCTGACCGCTTGATGCTTGGTGGCGGTGTCGGGGTTGGTTTGAGTGATATTCAGGAACTCCCTCACGTTCCCATGTCGGGAGCAAAATTTGCAATTCACTGTCGGCAAGATCATCCAGACATTTCGGAAGTTAAGCCCGAAGGGCCCTCATACGTTAATGGCTCGACTCCTAAGTATCGAGTGGCTGACTCTCGTGATGGTTGGGTCCTGGCACTTCGTAAAGTCTTGACCGCTGCTTATGAGGGTCAGGATATTGTAATCGAGGTTTCGGAAGTCAGGCCCCGCGGGTCCTTGATCAAAACCTTTGGCGGTGTGGCTTGTGGGCCAGGGCCGCTATCCAACCTGCTTAGAGCGGCTTGGAACATTGTTCGAGGGGCCCAGGGGCGTAAGCTCACAAGTGTAGAGTGCCTGGATATCACGAACCACATTGGGTTATGTATTAAGTCGGGGAATGTCCGACGGTCCGCTTTAATCGTTTTAGGTTCAGCTACAGATCAAGCATTCCGAGACGCTAAGAAAGATTTTGAGGCAGTGGTATCTCATCGCCACACGTCGAACAATTCGATTGTTTTCAGGAGCTGGAGTGAGATCGAAGGGTTTGATTGGGAGGGCCTTGTCGAAGATAACATCAACTTCGGCGAGCCAGGGATCTTGAATCTCCCACTCGTGTGGAAGACTGATCCAGGAGCCAAGGGAGTTAACCCCTGTGGTGAACAAGCCCTTTATGATCGAGAAGCCTGTAACCTAGCTGAGGTTTTCCCAGCTAAGTTTGAATCCGTGACAGATCCTTCCACAGTTTTCCGTCTCGTAACTCGCTATGCTATTCGCCAGAGACTAACTCCTCTTCTGGATATTAGGAGTAATGATGTCGGGCAGAAAAATATGCGCATAGGCGTAGGTCTGGGAGGGCTATGCGACTTTGAGTGGTCCCCAGCATCTCTAGCGTCTTGGTTTGGCATGTGTCGCAAAGAAGCTGACTCCTATGCGGATGAGCTGGGGGTGAGCCGCCCTATAACGGTCACGACAGTAAAGCCCAGCGGTACTATCAGTTTGCTGAATGATAGCTCTCCAGGGATTCATGCTCCTCACTCGGAGTATTACATCCGTAGGACTCGCATTGCCAAAAATGACCCAATGGCCGGTGCCATGATGGAAGCCAATGTTCCCTACGAGGAGGACGTGTATGATAAGTCCGGGCACACTTGGGTATTTTCCTTCCCGACTAAGGCAAGCCACACCAGGGTCACGTCTAAGACCGAGTCGGTCAGGGATCAATTTAAGCGTCAGGTCGATGTGCAGGAGTGGTGGGCTGATAACGCCGTGTCCGCGACGTTGAATTTCGATCCCGAGACGGAACGTGGAGAACTGGTCGAGTGTCTGAGGGAGTATGTCCCTCGCCTCAAGAGCACGTCATGCCTCCCCAGGACTCACGGATACGCACAGGCTCCCTATGAGGAAATTGATCCTGCTAGGTACCGGTCCATGTATAGCCAGGTCAATCATGATCACCCGCTTGTGCATGGGGGCGATATGGAGGTCGAGGAATGTGCTGGCGGTGTATGTCCTGTGCGTTAAGCGACTAAGGTAGTTAACTATGGCAAGTCTTGATCTAGGGCATTTAATCGAAGGGAGGGTCGAGCAGGATCCTCAATCCGGCCGCTTTTTTATAATGGGTCAGGATCAGGAAGGCCGGCCCCTACCTCAGGATCTCCAGGTCCTGCTGGCCCGTTATCTGAGTAAGGACGTCCGGGTCACCCTCGCGTCCTTCGATGACTTGTCTCGGATTACCGAAATGGTAGAGGCTGGGAATCAGGAGCTGGGCGATATGCCAGATGTACCGTTCGGCGGCTAAGCGTGGGGTCCGGGTCCCCAGAAAGCTGGGTCAATGTCCGAACTTCCGGTGTACAGGGCAGGACACTTAACTTCGAGCCTGCCTGATCCGTCTACCTTTCGCATGTCTAAACTCAAAATAGCTGAACTTGAGAGCCTGATTGCTCAGGCGAGCCACGATTACTATAATGACCAGGCACAAGTGCCAGATCACGTCTGGGATGCCTGGCGGGACGAGCTGTCGGAGCTAGATCCAGACAACACGTTACTGAAGCAGGTAGGGGCTGTGGCCCAGTCGGAGTGGGCCAAGGTCAAACATCAGGTCCAGATGGGCTCGCTAAATAAGGTGCAGAATTCTGACCAGCTATTAAGCTGGACCCGAGATCTAGGTCTGGCCCCTGATTGCTGGCTCGTCACGGAGAAGCTGGATGGGATATCGATCAGTCTCCAGTACGAAGATGGACTCCTGACTCAGGCCCTGACCCGCGGGGATGGCACGACTGGCGAGGATATCACGGCGAACGTGCGTCGTATGCGAGTGCCTACCAGGGTCGCGACATCAGGGCAGCTCCTGGTCCGCGGAGAAATTGTATTATTTAAAGAAGATCACAAGCAGTATTTCGCGGATAAGGCGAACCCTAGAAATGCCGCGGCGGGGACGGCTAAGCGTCTGGATGGTAAGGGGTCAGAGCACCTGTCGATCCTGGTCTATCAGATCGTCGAGTCAGAGCTAATTATCACGACCGAAGAAGAGCAGTTCCAAATTCTCGCTGAGCTAGGCTTCAGAGTGCCTCAGTGGCAGGTCCTGCCTATCCAGCACGTCATAGGCCTGTACGACGAGTATGAGCGGAGTATTAGGGATGCTCTGCCTTACGAGATCGATGGTCTGGTCATCAGGGGGAATAATCTGTCGAGCCAGATGGCTTTAGGGGATGTGCATGGTCGTCCTAACGGGGCCATCGCGGCCAAGTTTACACCTCCTGGTCGGGAGACGGTTATTCGAGATCTGGTTTGGCAGGTGGGTAATACGGGCAGGATTACCCCTGTAGCTATTTTTGATCCTGTTAATCTGGTAGGAGCCGAGGTATCGAGGGCTAGTTTATATAACCAGGCCTATATATACACACTGGGGCTGGATATAGGCGCCCAGGTCTTGGTCATCAGGGCCAACGACGTGATCCCCCGGGTCTCTGAGGTCACGAGATCGACCGGCACGGTAGCTCAAGCGCCTAAGGCGTGTCCAGCTTGTGGGGCCGCGACGGCTAAGGATGGGGAGTATCTGGTGTGTCCTAACCTGGCAGAATGTCCTGCTCAAACTACGGGTCGAGTTAAGCAGTGGATCGGGGAGCTTAGGATTCTGGATTGGGGTGATGCTCTGATCCAGCGTCTGGTCAGCCAAGGCCTCGTACATGACGTAGCGAGCCTCTACAGCCTCACGCAGCAGGACTTGGAGCGTTTGGACCGTATGGGTCAGAGGAGCGCTCAGAACGTACTACAGACCCTCTGGGCAGCCAATCCGGTATCGCTGGAGAATTTCCTGGGGGGCTTAAGTATCCCGCTCTGTGCTACTTCCATAATCAAGCTTGTGATCGATGAGGGTCTGGACACTCTCGAAAAGATCCAAGGGGCATCTATTAGCACCTTGCAGGCAATCGCGGGCCTGGGCCCCAAAAGGGCCCAGGCTATCCATGATGGTCTTAGGAGCAGGCAAGATCTTATCTCCAGCATGCTTGCCAACGGGGTGAAAATTAAGACCAGGAATCGGGGAGTCCTGACTGGCGAATCGGTGTGTTTTACTGGCAAGTCTGTTTTAAAGCGAGCCCAGCTGGAGTCCATGGTTGTAAATGCAGGCGGTGCCATAAAAAGCTCAGTCGGAAAAGGCCTGACTTACCTGGTTATGTCTGATCCAGAATCCACTACGTCCAAGGCCGTGGCAGCTCGAAAGAACGGCACGGCCTGTATCTCGGAAGATACTTTCGTTGAGATGGTAGGAGCTGGAAGTCCTAAATGAGAAAACTAGCTAGTATTCAAGTTATCTCTGAGTTGGCCCCGATACTGGGGGCCGATATGATCGAGAGGGCTCAGGTTCTGGGCTGGTATCTCGTCGTGCCTAATGACTATTATCAGGTAGGTGATAGGGTAGTTTACTGTGAGGTAGACTCCTTGCTTCCCGAGCAACAGGAATTCGAGTTTTTACGGAAGGGGTATTTCCGTCCAGCCTTCGTGGGTCTGGACGGGACTGTCCTCCAGCGGGCTGGATATCGGATTCGAACCGTGCGTCTTAGAGGTCAGGTATCTCAAGGCATATGTTTTCCTCTGAGCATCCTGCCGTCCAGCCTTTCGCTCACTGTAGGGCAGGACGTAACGGAGGTACTCGGGATTATCAAACACGATCCTCCTTTGCCTGCGTGCTTGAATGGCAAGGCTATAGGTCACGTCCCGCACTTTATTCAAAAGACTGACGAGACTCGCGTCCAGACCCTGGCTCATGTGGTGGCCCGTTATCAGGGGGTGTCTTTCCGCTCTACTGAAAAGGTGGATGGGTCAAGCTGCACCATTTTCGCCTATGAGGGGGAGACAGGCATCTGCGGCCGAACCCTGAGGTTTGACCCGTCTGACACGTCAAACACGATTGTCCGTCTGGCAAGGGAGATGGCGTTACCAGACAAGTTGTTGGAGATGTCCCGTGAGTCAGGGACCGGGTGGGCTGTTCAGGGAGAGGTTCTGGGTCCTGGTATCCAAGGGAACCGGTATAATCTCAAAGAACATACGATCCTGGCTTTCAATGTCTTGGAGATCGTGAACAATATTTCGGCATTGGTTCCGACATCTGAATTTTTCAGACGGTGTAACTTGCTTGGGATCAGCATGGTACCCTTTTTTGATGAGTTCTGTTTAACGCAAGGCCTGAACGACTTGGTTGAGATGAGTCGTGGGCCTAGTGTACTGAATCCTAATGTGCCTCGTGAAGGTATCGTGGTTCGGCCTGTTAAACCGACACAGGATCCGGAGATAGGACGCCTTACCTTCAAGGTGATAAATCCTGACTTTTTGCTTAAGTACGGAGAGTGAGTGTCAGATTCAATTGAGAAGTCGCTTAAGCAGGCCAGACGTTCCTTCAAGTTAGTGGGGAGTCATTGCAGTGGCGGATGCGGCTTCATGAAGCACGAGGGCACAAGGTCCTATGTAGAGCGTGCTCAGATTAGTGAAGGTATTTGCACTGATTGTCGCAAGCCGGTTATCAAACAAGAATGTTATGACAATGACCCTTGCGAGCACGAAGCACTGGAGAAATGTAGATGAAAAAGACGGTCAAGAAAAAGACGGCTAAGAAGTCCTACGACAAGGTCCACCCTGAACATTATCGTAGCCATCCTATCACGGCACGTTTCGGAGTTGAGTGTATTGATATCATCGAACACCTCTGTTTCAATGCCGGCGCTGCGATCAAGTACTTGTGGCGTAGTGGGTTGAAGCCCGGTGAGTCTACCTTGGATGACTTGAAAAAGGCTGCTTGGTTCGTCAATCGAGAAATTAGCAGGGTATCTAAAAACATAGCTGAGGAGCGGAAGCCCTCCCGGAAAAAACGTAGTTAAGGCGTACGATGGCATATTCTTGTAAAATAATTGCAGACTCTATTGCTCCTACAGAGGTCCGGTTAACTACGTTCGAGATCACCTTCCCCAGGATGGTCTTGGCAGAGTTCAATACGCATCGAATGTTTAGTCGAAACTCCGCTTCTTCCCGAGCTATTCCTGTAGATAAGCAGATTGCACGAGTGCTGGAAGATCCCTTCATCCCAATCTATTGGGGTAAAAATCAAAAGGGTATGCAGGCCGACGAGGAGTTGAGCGAAGAGGTTCAGAAGGAACTGGTTGTGGATTGGCTTAAAGCTAGAGACTCCGCGGTTCACCATACTGAGATTTTTCGGAATAAAGGCGTTCACAAGCAGATCACTAACAGGTTTTTAGAGACCTTTATGTGGCATACCGTTATCGTGACAGCGACGGATTGGTCTAACTTTTTTAATCTCCGGAACAGCCCTAAGGCTCAGCCAGAGATCCAGTATATCGCTAATGAGATGCAAAAGACCTATCTCAATTCTTGGCCGAGCCTAAACGCTTGGCATCTGCCTTATGCTCAACCGGGCGAATTGGAAGAGCATGGTCTTGAGATGTTAATCAAGCTATGTGTGGCCCGGTGTGCCCGAGTTAGCTACTTGACTCACGACGGTAAGCGAGATGTTCTTGCTGACCTAAATCTCTACAACAGTCTTTTAGATTCCGGTCACATGAGTCCTATGGAACATGTGGCTCGTTCTATGACTCTTGTGGAGGCTAAACTTAGTTCATCTTGCCTTAACTTCAAGGGTTGGATTCAGCATAGGGCTGAGATCTCGGGTGAGGCTGACATCATGAGTTATCGGCGTAAAGAGCAACAGATGGCTGATGCGGGTTGGGAAAACTACCCCGAGATCCCTCAAAAGGGCGGATAAGTACTGCATGGCCGACTGTCTGGTGGGGGATATTGCTTCGATCATCTACAATTCTTCGGACTACTACATCCTTAGTTTTGCCGTCTTGGACAGACAGGCACCGGTCAAAGTTAAGGGTAGTCTGCACGGCCTTGTTCAAGCGATGGTAGGCACTCCCCTAAAGCTAATAGGGGAGTGGAAAACCCACTCTAAGTACGGTCGAGAGTTCATGTTGACCACATGGGAACCTTGGGCATCAACTACTTTGCAAGTATCCCGGTTCATTCAGTACTGTGTTCCAGGGGGCTCTGACGGCAGGGTGGTGGGGGAGATCGTAAAGCGTTATGATATGGAGACGTACGGGTGGTTAACTGACCACCCGGCTGAAGTACAGAAAGAGACATTTCCAGATGTTTCTCAGGAATCCTTAGATAGGGTAGTGTTGGGTTGGGGTCGCATGTTGGCCCAGCGAGATATGTCTACCTTGCTCGGCTCTGGGGGTTTGACCGCTACAGAGATTCAAATGTCCTTAGCCAGATTCGGTATGGAGGCTAAGTCAATTATTTTGGAAAACCCCTACCGCCTTATGGAGGTCGGGAGGATCTCTTTTTCTAAAGTAGACACCCTGGCCCTTAAGCTTGGGGTGGTGTCAAAAGATCCCAGAAGGATTCAGGGAGCCCTCTTGTGGGCCCTGTATGAAGCTTCTAAGCAAGGGCACCTTTACCTGGGTTTGGGCGACATGAGTATGCAGATAGGGGACTTGATGCATCGGGAGCACATGACCCCCCTGGCTCTTGGCCCCGATCCTTTCAAAAGCTATAGCGACGCAACTGAAGTCTTGTTAGAGCAGAAGTCTGTTGTGTTGGATCCTAACGCGGGCCTGTACTTACCCAGCCTCTATCGGTACGAACGGGATAGTGCGGCTCTCATTACGGCAGTCTCGATGAAGTCAGATCTTAAAGTCGACCTCCAATCTTTTTTGGAAGAGTACGAGAAAGCTCAGCACATTAAGTTTTCTGATGATCAGCGGAAAACCGTTGAGATGTTGGGGCAACATAGGGTCCTGGTTATAGCGGGCCTTCCCGGAACGGGTAAGACAACGGTCCTTCGTGCTAGCGTTCGACTGTTTGAAGAGGCTAAGTTGAGCTTTGCCCTGATGGCTCCTACGGGTATTGCGGCTAAGAGACTGAGTACCGTGACGGGTCAGCCAGCTAGCACGGTACATCGTCTCTTGCGTTATGACGGGGAGTCTTGGGTTCGTAACGCTAATAACAGGTTCGTGGTGGATGCCATAATTTTGGATGAAGCAAGCATGTTGGATCAGGAACTCCTGTATAGGCTCCTGTCTGCCCTGCGTCCTGAGACCAGGCTAGTCTTTGTGGGGGATGATGCACAGCTGCCCTCAGTAGGTCCTGGGAATGTTCTCAGGGAGCTACTTGATTGCGACAAGATCCCTCATGTCCGTCTTACCAAGATATTCCGTCAAGCGGCTAAGGGGGAGATCATCACAAATTCCCACAGGATCTATTCGGGCCAATTGCCAGATCTTGATGATAAAGATCCTAAGTCAGAATTCCGATTTATCCGTTGTTCTGACGAGCATAAGATTGCTGAGTTGATCGTTAAGATGGCGGTCAAGCTAAAGAGTCAGGGGGTGAATTTTCAGGTCTTGTCTCCTAGGCATGACGGAGTGGTAGGGGTCATAGCCCTGAATGAACTCTTGAGGGATGCTTTGAATCCTGAAGGCCCTATGGAGTGGAGTCGAGGCAAAATCAAGTTCCGCAAGGGTGATCGTCTGATGATAGTCCAGAACGATTATAAACTAGAAGTATACAATGGTGACGTAGGGAAGCTCTCTGAGATAGGTAAGAGCAACCTGCTCGTAAAAATTCACGGCACGGGAGGGTCCCTGGATAGGGATGTCCCGTTTGACGTAGACACAGCTATGTCAAAGCTCCGGCTGGCTTATGCCATCACGGCTCACAAGAGTCAGGGCAGCGAATTTGATACGATCATTATGCCTATCACACGATCACAAGGCCAACTACTGCAACGCAACCTTCTCTATACTGCCATTACGAGGGCAAGGAAGCGAGTGTGGCTCATTGGGGAAGATCTGGCAGTCCAGCGGGCCGTAGAGAACAATAAGGTGGTCAGGCGGAACACCATTTTCTCTAAGGCTCTGACGGCCAGCAGTTTGCTTGGTGTAGATCCGGAGCATGGACCAGTCTCAGGTTGATGCGATATACGGCGAGTTAGAGAGTTTGATAATAGAGCTAGCCCCTGACCCTTTCAGCAAGGGTCCTCAGTATCTCCAGGACCTGATATCTAAGACTCGCGGGTATCTTAATAAGACAAGCCTGATTCTTCAGAAGGTGCTGCGTGAACAGCATGCGCTAGAGCGCAACCTGACGGCTCTTGAAGCGGCTTTCGAGGTTAGCTCGGATTGCCTACTAGCTGAAGATCACAACGTGTCTTCTTTGCCCAGCATTGAAGACCGACGGGCCAAGATCAATATCCTTTTGAAGGACGAAAAGGCTGAGATTCAGAAGCAGAAGAAACTGTTGCGAGAGCTTAGCTTTGTCGAGAAGGTAGTCAAGCATCGACATAAGGAGCTGGACAATACGATGTCGGCTATCCGGATGCAGAAGAGCTTGGTTGATTCCGAGGTGCATTCAGGCAGTTTTTATGGGGACGAGAGTGATGTCTCCCGTAACAAGAAAAGGACCCGGCCTCAAATTGGCGTTACGGAAGATGCCGACACGCTGGATGAGGAGGAGGGAACGAATAGCCTCTTGGCTGAAATCCTGTCTGAGCCGACTATGGTTGTGGCGGATGCTCAGGAACCCGATGATGATGACCCATTCGGCCTAAATGAGGTACAGGTAGTGGCACCATCTGAGGTACCGCCCCAATCTTCTGAAGATGACCCGGACATAGCCAGGTTTCTCGACGGTGTTGCAGCCAAGCCGGCCGATCCTGAGTCTCCAGCCCTTTGTGACCAGGACGATCTTTTTGATCTTTTTGATCAGCTTTGATCGGATCTGCTTGGTGTAGATCTTGGTCGAAGCGTTGAAACCTCCTATTTCTCGATACGAGACCAGTGGTGTTGACGTTCCCTAAACCAAGTGCTCGAGCACCTAAACAAAGAAAGCCCTATATTATGTCTGATGTATTAGATTCAATGGATGACTACGATGATAGCGACGTAGGTCTTGCTCCTGAGGAAAAGAAGTATGCAAAGTCCGGCAACCTCGATTGGTTCAAGGGCGAGAAGGGTTTCAACTATCGCGCTTCTATCGTTTACTTCAACTCTCTAGACACGTCCATTATTAAGGCCATGCAAGCCAAGGCCCGGAAGGATGGTAAAGCACTGGATAAGGATGCTGTCCGGGCTAAGATCAAGGAAGTGCTGGCAAAGCGGGCGGAAGAGTTGTCCAAGCCGGTTGATGCCTTGGCTGAACACGAGAAGCTAGACATTACCAATGTCCGGTTCAAAAGGCTTGAAGCGTACTATAAGGAGGGCGTAGGATACGCCCTTTCTAGACTTGGTAAAGATGGTCCAGAGGCTGACGCTATTTGGAATCAGCTGGGTGATGTTAAAGTCTACTTCACGACGCTCCTGCTCATGTATCGTTGTTCTCGTGACGGCGAGATGCTCAAGGGTCAGGAAGGTCAATTTGATCTAATACCTTGGCGCTTTGGCGCTAAGGTATACGAGACATTGCATAAGAGGTCCGCGTCGCTTCGGGACAACAAGCTGTCTATTGCAAGTCAAGACTTGATGTTGACCTGCGGTAACCGTGAGTTCCAGCACTTCGATGTTGATGGCTGTGGTCCTTCGATTTGGCAGAAAGATCGCAAGGCTGGTTTTGCTAACGTGCTGGCTAAAGCGCTACCTCTCTATTCTAAACTGGTTCCGTTCCGAGAGATGTCGACCTCGGACCTCCGGATCAAGCTTGGTATTAGCAGTGGGGACTCAAGCTCCGATCAGGGTGTCGGGTCTGATGAGGATATCACAAACATTATCGACAGCATGTGATCTGAACACCTAGATGATTACCCTAGGCATCGATCCTTCTCTCACTGGATTCGGTTGGTGTGTCCACGACTCAGCAGCTCTCGGTGTTAAAAGGATCCTTGCTTCGGGGGTCATTTCGACTCGATCTTCAGAAGTATATGTTACTCGCTATATAGCTCTCCGATCTACCCTGGCAGCTTTATTGGATCACTATCCGGTCGAAGCTGTGGGGGTCGAATCTCCTCCCTACGGAGAGCTTTTTAGTGAAGGGCTGTATGCCCTATTTGTCTACGTCAATGAGGCTATCTACGTCTCTCGGAAGAACGTAGTCTACTTCGACCCGTCTACACTGAAGATGCTGGCCAAGATGGACCCTAAGATCCGTAGGGGTGCCATGGATAAGCCTGACATGGTAGCGGCGGCCAAAGCAGAAGTAGGGGTGAAGCTCAACCATAATATTGCGGATGCCTACATTATAGGTCGTTCGGCGGCTCGATTTTGGGAGTTGGAGTCCGGTGTATTAACCCAAGACGAGTTAACACCAGCTGAGCTGAGATCCTTCAGCCGGACCCACACTTTCTCCAAAGGGCATAGAGCAGGACAGACAGTTCGAGATGGTTTGATTTTCCGAGAGAACGACAGATTTTTCAAGTTTTCCCAGAGACCGCTCCAGGTTGATGAAGAGGAGTACAGGATATGGCTATGTCAAAAAGGTTCCAAAGTTCTGACGCAGAAAGCGGGGGTAGCTCCCCCGGCCAAGAAACCGAAAAGGAAGTAGTGATGCCCGTTAAAAAAGTGGAAGTTGTGCAAGACACGAAGCCTGAGGCAGCTAAGCTAGCGAAGCCTGAGGCAGCTAAGGTAGCGAAGCCTGAGGCTAAAAAGGCTTCAGTCAGTGCCGCCGATATAGAGACTAGCAAGAGGCTCCAGGCCGCCCGAGCGTCTATCTTCAAGCACACGGGAAAAAAGGACGTGGAGGTCACCAAGACGTCTATGCCTCACGTTAGTTCAGGCAGCTTCCTTCTGGATTATCTGATTGGGGGGGTGCTCGCTGAAGACGGTAAGGCACCTCTGTGTCCGGGGTATCCTAGACGCCATCTGACTGAGGTCTACGGGGCTGAAGCGTCAGGCAAGACCACAGCAGCCTTGGAGGCGGTAGCCGCGGTCCAGCAGCTTCCTGGAGGCTCTGCCATGTATCTGGATTTTGAGCACAGCTTGACCCAAAAGTATGCTCGTTCGATTGGGGTCTCGTTCAGCCCTGACAAGCTCCTGTTATTTCAACCGGACACGATGGAAGACGGTTGGAAGATGTTTCTGGTTGGTTTGAAGGCGGGCGTGGACATTATCGTAATTGACTCTGTTGCCGCGATGACTCCTAGGGATGAGCTAGATAAGGACCTAGATAAAGCGGCAAAGGTTGGGGCTCAAGCAAGCAACCTGAGCAGTAATTTGAAGAAGGTCATTTCGTGGTTAGACAATCCTAAGATTTCGTCAAACCCCAAAGGGACGGCGGTGGTCCTGATCAATCAGACTCGTGCCGTGATCAACACAAATGGGCCCGCTCGCGGGGATAATGAGAGCACGGCCGGTGGTAAGGCACTCAAGTTCTATTGTTTCCTCAGGATCAAGTTTACCAAGATCCGAGGAGAGTTCTTGAAGCGTAAAAACCCTGTTACAGGCAAGGAACAGAGCTATCAGTACGGTAACCACACTCAAGCCAAGATCGTGAAGTCCAAGGTTGACGGCACCTCGGGCCACACTACCGACATATTTATCAGGTACGGGCAAGGCATTGATGATTACTACAGCCTTCTGGAAGCTGCGGTCGCGACTAAGGTGGTTCGCAGGAACGGCGCTATCAACGCCTACGGCACATACCAGGCTCCCAGTAAAGACAAGTTCCGGGATATCTTAGTCAAAAATCCTTCCTTGTTTGAGGAGATCAAGCAGAAGACTCTTGCAGCTATTCGTGCGGATAAAGGTGAGCCGGATCAGTCTGAGAATGAAATCGAAGACATGATGGGTACTATGTTTGGGGACGAGGATGCATCTGACGAGGATGCATCTGAAGATACCGTGGGTACCGCTATGGAATCGGAGATCGAAGCAGAAGACTTTACGCAGGCGGACGCAAGTGATCAAGAAAGTGGCGCTGAAGGATGATCGAACTGGAAGTTCAAGACTTCCAGTCTATCCGTCATGCCTCAATGACGGTGAGTGGATTTGCGGCCATTGTTGGCAAGTCCAATATAGGCAAGAGTGCTATTGTCCGAGCGGCCCAGTATGCCTTGACGGGGGAAGTAGGGACGGACTTCGTCAGGCACGGGCCTAAGTGTGAGCGGAAGGTTAAGGGTACGAAGGAGTGCAAGTGTTTCAGCAAAGTCCGAATCCTGACATCCCAGGTGGAGGTCACCTGGGAGAAGGGGGATAGCGTTAATCGCTATACCGTGGTTCGTGATGGATCTAAGCCTGAGGTCTATGACGGCCTGAAACGAGGCACTCCGGACTTTCTCAAACCTGCTTTTCAGCTTGTCAAGGTAGGGTCAGGCAATGAATTGATCCAGATACCGGATCAATTCGAGCCTATATTTCTTCTCAATCAATCAGGTGTCGCGGTAGCGGACGTCCTGAGTGACGTGGCCAGGTTGGATGCTATCAATAAGGCGATGGGGGAGGCCAATAAAGACAGACGCGACGCTACAGCCAAGGCGAAGGTTCGTGAAGGGGACGTCAAGTCTTTGAAGGCTTCCCTGACTCAGTATGATGGTTTAGACGATGTCCCGGTTGACGCGTTGGTAGGGACCCTGAAGTCATTGGAAACCAAGAAGAAAAAGCAGGATCAGGTAGGAGGATTTTTAGATCGATTAGGCAGCTTAGCCCTGACTCTAGTTAGTCTCGACACCACACTGAAGCCAGCCCTCCCCGACAATGACCTGCTCTGCTCTGCTCGGGATCAGTTAGTCAAAGCTTCACGATTCTGGGATTCTTTGAGTGAGAAGGTTCCGGTTATTCGAGCCCTGATGGAAGTAACCAAGGTAGAGGTTCCGGACGAGAACCCTGTCCGTCCTTGCTCAGACCTTCTGGTTCAAGTCGAGAGCTTTCTCAAGAGCTTAGATTCTGTAGAACAAGCCCACAAGTCATTGTCCTCGGTTGATGACACTTCCTTACCTGAATGGTCAGACTTAAGCCTTGTTTACTCAAAGCTCCTGACTACTGCCAAGTATAGTCACTCTCTAGAGGCTATCGAAACAGCTCTCAGCAAGTCTCCAGAAGTAGGAGACTTACCTGATATGGATTTGCTGGGCAAAAAGGTTTCAGAGTTAAGCTCATGTCAGCGTTTACTAGACAGTTTGGTTTCGGTAGCTGGATCAATCCGCGACCTTTCCGCGGCTGTTAAGGTAGTGGAAGCGGATGAAACTGAGGCACTAACTCAATTAGAGGCCCTAGGCTCTTGCCCTACTTGCAGTCAGCCCTTGAGCAAGAACCATAAGCTTCACTTGGAGACCCGATGATATCTTTCATATTCCGCACCGATGTGCATGTGTCGGATAAGAGCCCCGTTTCTTGGAAAGGGGACTATAATGCTGAAATCTTTGAGAGCCTGCGTCAGATCGGAGACCTGGCTCGTGAGCATCAGGTTACGGCAGTCCTGGACGGAGGTGACTACTTTCATGTAAAAACACCTTCACGCAATTCACACGGACTCATCATTGCTACGGGGCTTGTACATAAGGAGTATCCTTGCCCTGTCTACTCTATCGAGGGTAATCATGACCTGACTGGGAATAACTTGGCTACTGTGGACACGCAACCGCTCGGCGTGCTCTATGTGTCAGGGATATTTAAACACCTTCAGGAAGAGGTTTTCGAATCGGACGGTCTTAGGGTGAGGGTCGTGGGAGTCCCTTACAGCCTTTCCCGAGACTTAGATCAGATCCAAGCAATCCGAAAAAAACCCGGTGACGACTTCTTGATAGCTATCGTGCACGCCTTAGCATCGGAGAACCCCCCCGCCCACGTAGAGGAATTTTTTGGTGAAGCCGTCTTTAGATACCAGCATCTTGTTTATGACCAGGGACCGGACCTGTTCGCTTTCGGACATTGGCACCGAGATCAGGGAGTAGTGCAGATCGAAGACCGCTTCTTTGTCAATCAGGGTGCCGTGTCCCGCGGGTCTTTGACCAAAGAGAATACCGAACGGATTCCCAAGGTTTCGTTGATCCAGATCACCAAGGAAGACGGTATTTCTGTGCGGGTCTTACCTTTGAAGGTAGCCCCGGCTGAGGAAGTTTACGATTTTGAACGCAAGGAGCGTCAGGAGAAGGAGAGTTCGATCATCGAACAATTCGTAAGCCAGCTAGAATCTGACCTTCAAATTGATCCTGACCAGGACATAGAGGCCGGTGTAGCTTCAATGAACTTTGCTCCAGAGGTTCGGTCCCGAGCCTTGGCGTACTTGGAGCGAGCAAGAGGTTAAAATGTTCTTATCCTATTCGGGTTTCAAACAGTACCAAAAATGCAATTTCGCATATTGGAACAGCTACATCAACAACACAGTCTTAAGCGAACCTAATGACCGTCTGGGTTCCATTTACGGGACCATAGTCGGGAAGATCTTTGAGACATTCTACGCTACGCAGGCTTGGAAGCAGCTGGATCCTCAGAAGTTCTTGTTAGACCTGGTGGATGAAATCGTGTCATCTGTGATCCGTGAGGAGACGTCCGATAAGGGTCACAAGAAGGCTGGTGTCTTGATGTGGAAGGGCACGGGACCCGGTCAGAATCCTGCGGGCATGTATACGGACAGGGCTGAGTTGACTGAAGACGTGAATGCCGGTGTTATCCGAGGCTTGAGGATTATCAAGTACCATCGTTTAGTAGGACCTCGCACGGACGCTGAGTTGAAACTCGATTATGAGTTTGAGGGTAACAAGTATGGCGGCCGTGCAGACTTTGTTATCCAGAGATTGAAGCCATTTTCTGACCTCCTGATCGTGGACGGGAAGGGGTCTAAGCACTTGGGCAGGTACGTAGATCCCCAACAGCTCAAGTGGTACGGGATGCTTTTCTGGCTGCATGCCCTTGAGAAAGGGGGTCCCCTAATTCCGGATAAGACAGCGTTCCTTTACTGGAAGGCTGAACCAGAGAAAGCTATGGATTGGCTGACCTTCTCTCAGGATGACTTTAAGGGGTTTTTTGAGGAGGTCCAAGACACGGTTAAAGAGATCATTAAATTTGAAAAAATGGTACTCCCGAATTCTCCTGTAGCTGCGGCTAGAGGTGTATTCAAACCGAAGGCCAACGAAGATAATTGTAGATTCTGTCCCTACTCTTCGGGGTGTCCACAAGGAGCCAAAGTTAAGGCTCAAATTGAAACTCAAGCCCAAGTCAAAAGAGACCGTAAATCATGACAACATCTTCTCTAGATCAGATCAAAATAAAAGTCGAAGACCTGGACAAACGATTCAGAGCTGCTTCAGCTAAGAAGTCTAACCTGAGTGGTCTTCTCCAAGCTAAGAAGGAGGAGCTGGCATCCTTGAAAAAAGAGATTGAGGATGCTGGGCTTGATCCAAAAAAACTGAAGGACAAGCGGGACGAACTGCAAACTGAAGTCTTGACTTTGATTGAGGACTTCGACAAGCGATTGACCCAAGTTGAAGTAGCGTTCGCTACCTTCGAGAAAAAGTAAAAGGAGTCTATATGAAAATCAGGTTAGACCTATCGAACTTTAACGAAGCTCTGAGCTTTGCATCTACTGTCAAGCCAGTTAATCAGGCAGGGGACAGCGCGTACCTTTTCACAGTGAACGACGGAAGGTGCTTCATCCATTCTCAGGGAGCACATGACTATGTTCGCACGGAGGTGCGGGTCTTAGCTATAGACGATGAGTCAAAGAAGTCCCCTCAAATGTTTGCCTACCCGGCAGATCGTGTTGCCGCCCTGAAGTTTCTGGACGGTTGGATTGAGATCGCGACGGGGGTAGACGAAGGACGACATTGGCTAAATTACCTCACGGAGAGCGGGGCTAAGTCGAGCAGGTCTACTCTTGATCCGACATCTTTCAACACTTTGGATCGGGCATTAAAGGAAGCCACGGGGGAATACTTGTTCCCCACCATCCTCCTGAAAGAAGGCCTCTCTACCACTTCCGGCTATGCCCTAACTAACCCGTCCGATCAGGAGTCGCCTAATACCACGGTTCAGATTTTCGACACTAGCGATAAGGATTGGGCCAAGGGTGACGGAACGATGTATGCCGCGGATGGTCAAAGGGCGTGCTACTTTTATAGCCCTGAATTTGAAGGTAAGGGGCTTGCTGTACACATCAAACACATGCCCCACTTGATGTCCTTTCTTGGTAAGTGTCAAAGCCAGGTTAAGATCAAGATCGGCACGACCATGACCTTTGTAGTAGACCAGGTCAAAAGTCCTGACGGTACCGAGACCAGTGACGGAGCTGTATTTGGCTGGGTTAACCGAACTAAGACCCACCCTAAGTACAGGTACTACCCAGCCAAGCTTGATAAGGTGCGTTTGATCGTCCCTAGGGATCATGTATTGAAGACCCTTCGGCATCTTATGAGTGAGATGAAAGATCGGGCTAAGATCAGAGTAATCTACGATAACCCGAACCTGAGGTTTGTATCAGCTGTAAGCAAAGAAGCCGTCGAGAGCGCTTCCGTGGTTTGCGATCCTCAGTCTTTGGGTGAAGGTCTTAACTCAGGTGAGGCTTTTGACGCCAACGTGGATATCAAGGCTTTCATTGGCCTCTTTGATTCTTGCCGTGATTATAATGTGGAGTTGCGTGTCGCGTCCGCGGAGAACAATGGTGAGATGAAGCATCTGTTTAGGACAATTGCTCGGAGTCTTATCGGAGATAGTGGTAAGTCTTATGTCTCAACTGAGGACGCTAAGGAGCCCTGCTACGAATGTCTAGTTACGCACTTCATAACCTCGATGGCCTAAAGTCTAGGTTGGAGTCGGTTCTGACGACTCGCACCCGTGTATCAACTCTTAGGGATCAGGTTGCTCAGGATCTGATCCTTAAGGAGAAGGAGGTGGTGCACTTGGCCTCTGAGATTGAGGTGATTGCTAAAGTAGTCGAATTATTTCGGGTCCTGATGGATCAGCTGGTTGAGAAGCAGGTCAAGATCGTAGAGCGGTTGGGGACTGAAGGTCTCCAGACCGTATTTCCTGATCAGGACCTGAGTCTAGAGGCTGACGTAGACCCTAAGTACAATAAGATCGCGGTAGACTTCTTCTTTAGGAGCGGTACAAAAGGGCAGGCTGGATCGTTTAGAGGACGTCCCCTAGAGGCCTTTGGCGGAGGTCCTTCGAGTGTGGTGTCTCTGATCTTGAGAGTCATGACGGTGATGCGTCTGAAACTCTGGCCCTTGCTGATCCTGGACGAATCCCTGGCGGCCGTCTCGGATGATTACATAGACCTTACAGGCCAGTTTATCCGGGCTTTAGCGGAGAAGCTGAACTTCGATATCTTGCTAGTAACACACAAGCAAGCTTTCCTAGATCATGCCCACACGGCATTCCGGTGTATATCCGAGGGCGAGCCTGACGGGTCATCGCATGTATCACTGAGGAAAATGTCGTGAAAGACAGAGACGTGATTGAAGACAGGGTTCAGAAGTTGATCGACACGGAGCGGGATTCCCGCCTTGTGGAGAGCACGAGACGGCTTCCTCATAGGTGCGTCTACAACCATAGACAGGCCCTAGATATCCGTAAGACTTCCTTAGGAGAGCCCAACCAGGATTACAATAATGTCTCCCGGACAAGGCAGACTATTGGTCTGTGTATGTATGGATCTGAGGACGCTGAAACTTGGCTTGGCAATATCTGCGAGGACCCTATCGATGCTCAACGATGCCCCCTCTTCGTGCCTCAGCACGAAAGACAAGTCATTCTTGATCAGTTTTACCAAGATCTCCAAGAACCTCTTTGGGTCAGTTCCAATATGCCCGAGCTAGCTGCTTTGCTTTGGGTCCTGGACCAGCATGCCCTGCCTAAAATGAATTGGTTTTCCCGGGTCGTCAACTCGTTACGCCGCTACCGACTAGAAGCTCTCCAACCTCATGTGGACCCCGCGCGCTTGCTGCCCGGCGACCCGTGAGAGTTTCGGTCTTAGAGAGATTGCTGCATTCTGACCGACATCGTCGGAAAATGGGGCATGAGTTAGGCACCTTCACACCCCCGGTAATGATCAAGTTCCCGAGTGAGGTCGACCAGGGCCCCTGGATAACATCTAATACCAAGGGCAGACTGGTCCTCACTCGTAGGGACCAGGATGGCTTGATAGGGCAGGCTTTTACCGAATGCCCCCTGGAGCAGGAGGATGCAATCCTTTTGGAATTGTTCCAGACCATCGTTAGCTTCAGAAATAATTTTAAGTGGGGTAATGTGTGTCCTACCATCGAAGAGGCATCTAACAGGATGGTCCAGTTTGGGTTGGAGCCCCGAACTCTGATTGTACCTTTCTGCACCCTGAATGAGATCGTAGGCCTGGATCTGAGCCCAGAAGAGGCCGAGATGCTGACCCTGACTAAGGGCTGTGTGGCTGAGGTCGAGGGTGTTCGCGTATTATCAGCTAGGGAAGCCCTGCCCGCTGGTCACGCCATTTTAGGCACTCTCCCTGCCCTAGTAGGGATGTACACCCGGATATACGATCATTTGGCCCTGACCTTCACCCAAGCCAATAAGGCTATCATACTGGTATCCCCGAATGTGGCTAGATGACCTGATTTCAGCAGCGAATGAAGGGTTGACGGGGGACCGTGAGTTAGAGGCTTTATGGTCTCGTGGGTGTTCCGATGAACAGATCTCCGGGTATCAGGTTGGGTACCTGACAGGGCTACCTCAGGGTATCCCGTATCCTGATGAGTTTCTGGCCTGGGCTAGATCCGATAATAAACTTGACGATGTGTTCACATTCCCCTTGACGAATTGTCTAGGACAGGTGAAAGGTGTGCAGTTTCGCCATGTTGACCGAAAGGCTAAGGGTTACACGGACTACCTTACGGCTAAGGATGAACCGGTCTTCTTTGGTTTTGCTCAAGCGATGCCAGCCATGTGGGCTACGCAAAAAATCTGTCTAGTTGAGGGTGCGTTCGATCTTTTCCCAATTCAGCGTGTGTTTCCCTTCACGGTTCCGACCATGACATCTAACGTATCGAGCACATTTTTCAGATTCCTTAAGCGAAATGTCCGTGAGGTGTGGTTTGGGTACGATATGGACTCCGCAGGAAGGAAAGGCGCGTTCGACTTTGCTAAGAAGCATGGACGAGATTTTTCAAAAGTGAAGATCCCTCAATTTCCTCAGGTGAAATTTTTAGATGGCAGAAGAGCAAAAGATCCTTCTGACCTTTGGGAGGTCATGGGTGATGAGCGAGTCGGTGTATATCTTAGAGCTGCATTTGAGCGGCGTTAATTAAGGAGCGGTCTAGAAATGCCTAAAGAATGGACATATGCGGATGATTCGGTTGGAGTTATTGCCGGGGGTTTGATCCCTAACTTTCACGCGGAGCTGGCGACGGCGCGCTTCAAATATATCTTTGTCAGCGAGGCATCCCTTAAAGGCGGGTTGGAAGTCGCTGGCCGCGCCAAGAAGATCACGGGATTTATGGAGTGGGTTATTGAATGCGACTTTTTGATCGAGGTCGCGTTAGATAAGTGGAATGAGTTGGATTCGCCACAGAGGACTGCTTTAGTAGATCACTTGCTTGAACGATGTTCTGGTGAGGAAGATGAGAAATCAGGAGAAATGCGCTGGAAGATCCGGGACCCTGATGTGCAGGAGTTCTCCTCGATTTTGGATCGTCATGGTGCCTGGCATGATGGTTTGGCTGGTTTTGTCAGTATTGCTAAAAAGGTAGACTTGACCGGATTTGATGATGCGGATGAAAACTTGAATGTGATTAGTCAGGTCCAACAGGTAGAAGACCCCCTTTCAGAAGTCTGATATATGTGGGATGTCCGATACAGACCCCTGCGTTTTGATGACGTGCTGGGTCAGGATGGGGCCGTTCAGGTTTTGAAAGCCAGGCTGTCCAAAGGGACGGCCCTGGATACCTCCTATATTTTCAGTGGGGGTCATGGCCAAGGTAAGACCACCCTGGCTCGCATACTGGGTCGAGCTATGCTGTGTCAGAATCTGACACCTGAAGCCGAGCCATGTAATCAGTGTGAAAACTGTAAGGACGCCTTAAACGAAACTGCCCCCGCGCTCTCTGAGATGGATGCGGCATCTAGAGGTACTGTAGACGCCGCCAGAGAGATCGTAGACAAGCTCTCGTTCATGGTTGAGGGTGCGTCTAAAAGAATTTACATCTTTGACGAGGCTCATCGAATGAGTCGGGACGCTCAAGATGTTCTGCTGAAGCCCTTAGAGGATAAGCGTTTAGTAGGCATTTTCTGCACGACTGAGCCTGATAAGATCCGGGGACCTATCAGGTCTAGGTGCGAGGAGTACCCAATCCGGAAAATCACTCGTGAGCATATCTTGGATCGCATGAAGCGTGTCCTGTCCCGTGAGAACGTGGAGTACGAGGACGATGCCGTGATGACTGTCATCGATTATTTCGGAGGCCATGTCCGAGATATCCTGAATAAATTGGAGATGGTTGCCCAACTGGGGCCTATTTCGATTCAAGCTGTTAGAGATCACTTGAATCTTTCAGTCATTTCAACATACTATGAGATTCTGCTGGCTTTAGGCGATCCTACTGTGTCGGTACCCCTTACCGACACGGCATGTGACCTAGTAGGGCCGGAGGAGGTAGCGGAAGGCTTGGCTGAAGCGGCCATGAGTTCGTACCGACTGGCGCACGGGATGTTTGCTGAATTCACACACGTAGACCGAGTCCTGGCCCAAAAGGTTCACGCCATTTACGGGGATCACGTGATCAAGCTCTCGGAGTATTTTTTAAGATCATACCGAACCTCTAAAATCTCACTCCTGAGTGACATTATCGCATGTAGCTCAGGCATTCCGACCCTTCCAGCCTCAGCAGTAACACAACCTCCTGTCGTGCTCCAGGCCCCGCTGGCACACACCACTACTCAAGCAATCCAGGTCCCGGCTCAGGTCCCGGCTCAGGCTTTGCCTCAGGTCCCGGCTCAGGCAAAGTCTGGCGCGGGTAATAAGGGTTCAGGCGATAGCCGAGCCCTGACCTCCATTGATGAATTCGGAATAGCGCCTAAGGCACCACGCAGCGGGTCTGAGACGAACGCAAAGCCTTTGCGCGGCCCTAAAGAGTTATTTCTCACACCAGAGGAATTTCGAATCAAGTTTTTGATTCAAAGCTCTAAACTCCTGGGGCATAGCTAATGGGTGAGTGGATCGTAGTGGAGCTAACCCCTCGGGGTGAGCATGACGACCCCGACCAGGTTAAGCGAGCTATCTTGCGTACCCTCAAGGGTGCTGAGGTTTTCGTTCCCGCCTGTGTCACGATGGTGGGTCAGGACCGCGTGATTCACTATCTGATGGAGGGGTATTGCTTCGTTAAGTTGGATAAACGCCCTTCAGCTGACTATTTCAAGCTGGAGAATTCGAAGTACTGTCAGACTGTCCTGATCAAGCCGGGCTCGGAGAGTCGCTATCGAAGACTTTCTACCGTCCAGGATCAGGCAATCCTGCGTATGCAGGATCAGATAAAACAGCTGACAAACCAAGGCATAGGTATAGGTGACCTGGTCTGTATCACGACAGGCCCCTACAGGAGCATGACAGCTACTGTGGTGGAGGACTACCAGGACCAGGTGCAGGTTTTTATCAAGCTGCGATCTAAGCAGGCCTTGCTGACCCTGCCTCGCTCGTTCCTCACGGTGGTGGAGAGACAACCCCTGTCGTCAGCTTCGAATCGTTTGAATAATCTGAAAGATTGGACCGAGTTAGTTCAACCCATTTTTGCTTGGACTGAATCTCCGAATAGAATGCTGGAGACATTCAGTCAGTATCAGCGTATCAGCATTTTAGGTAGCTCCGCTAACAGGCTCTATGAGCTGGTCTACTTCGACCGAGTCCTGGTCAAACCAAATCAAGAACTGTCTCTCCGGACTCGTGAGCTAGCTCGATTAGTGGATTGGGACACTAGGGCCGCTCCATTACACATCTTCTATCAATTTGTCGATAATCCCAAGCATCCCGTGCGTGAGGAGACGCTGGCGCACATACAGGTGAAAGTCCTCGACTTAGCTAGGGTGGGAGGGGTCCTAGGTAGGATTCAAACACTCTGGCAGGACGTAGACAGTCTGTCTAGATCCCTGGCTCGAGAGAACAAACAGAAAGATAGTGTCATGGTTCAAAATGTGCTGGTAGATGGGCTCAACCTGGTTTTCCGCTGTTTTTACGCACCCGGGATGTCGAGTCTCCTAGATCCCTCAGGTCGGCCTACTGGGATGATCCTAGGATTCCTCAGGAGCTTAGGATCATTAAAGAAGAGGTATCCTGATGCAGTCCTACATGTGGTGTGGGACGGGTCGAATAAGAGACGTAAGGCTCAGTTCGGTGACTATAAGGGCCAGAGAAGTACACAGAGTCTAGCTGTCGTAACGGAGACTGGTGCTTTTGACCCGATTCTTTTTCTTAAAGACATCCTGCCTAACCTGGGTGTTACTCAGGCTTGGAATCCCGATGAGGAGGCCGACGACGTGATCGCGACTCTGGTGCGTGAGCCTGGTATGGCGGAGCAATCAAACGTCATTTTCTCCACCGACCGTGACTTCCTCCAGCTCGTAACCGATAATACGCAAGTCCTGCTCCCAGCTCAGGGGAGCAGGAATGAGGTCCTGCACGATCCTGACTCAGTACGTAAGGCCTGGGGCGTACCCCCGGATAAAGTGTTGGAGCTACGGGCCTTTTATGGGGATACCTCGGATAATATCCCGGGCGTCCCGCGAGTGCCAAAAAAGATATTGAAAAGTCTGGTTCAGACATTTGGTTCCGTCACGGGGGTATATAAGTCCGGCCTCTCTGGATTGACGAAGAACCAATACGAGAGGTTGCGTAATTCGGAGCCTCAGGTCAGAATCAACTACGAACTAATGACCCTCCAGGCTGTTGGTTATCACGTTACGCCTCTAGATGTAGACCCACATGGAGCAGCAGAGAAGCTGATAGCTTTAGCTATTACACCTGAGTCTCTGCTCGGATCTTTTTTGGAAGCAAGTAGGTAACGTCCAAATGAGTACTGGTTATTTAATCTCAGTAGACCCGTCAGATTTGTCGAGATTCTCGTCTCATGACGACCCTAGGTACGATGCCGAGGACGAGGATCCGGAGCTAGATGAGATCGATCTAGCCGAATCTCTGGCGAGCCTTATCCCTGACGGGGATTATGAGAGTCGGATCGTCCCTCTGCTAGATCGCATCCCAGATCGTGAGGCGGATCTAATTACACTATACGTAATTCACAAAAAGCGACAGGCCGACATTGCTACAATTTTCGGGGTAACGCAGGCTGCTGTCAGTTATAGACTGGCCCGAGGGATTCAACGTTTGAGATTTCTCCTCCGTATACCTCAGGTACTGGAGGAGGATATGCGAGTCGACTTACGCTCAGTATTTCCGTGCGAGCTGACCTGCCCCAAATGCTTCTCAGTCGACGGGGTTTGTCCGATTTGCCAGGGCACTAAGAAAATATTGGTCGATGTCGAGATCCTGGTGGGTATGTGGACAACTACGTGTCAGTCCGAGGTCGCGTCAAAATTAGGACTCACTCAGGGTAGGGTCAGGCATCGATTTTTCAGGGCTGTCCAAGCTCTGGAGCTGGCATCCCAGCAGGATGAGAAACTGGTCCCTTACCATCAGATATTTACGTCCATAAGCTCGAAACACTTCAATATACTGAGGGAGGTAAAACTCCCTCAGTGGCAGGGCCGAGGAGGCGACGAGTGTTTCTGATGTGCGAGGGGTCCGGAGCCTCAGAAAGGGCCCGATCCTCTCGCGGGTCACTTTTTGTCTAAAAAAGATTCAATTTAGGGTCGGGCGCCTGAGGTCCCGGTGTAGAGTTGGATCAGGATCAAGGATCGCTCGCGATCCAGGGTCCAGCTCTTTGAAAACTCACGCTTTTTGGCAGACCAGGATCTGAGGATCATTATTGCTCGTTACGACGAGACTTCCCGCCTGTGTCACGATGGTGGGTCAGGACCGCGGATCTGAGGATCATTATTGCTCGTTACGACGAGACTTCCCGCCTGTGTCACGATGGTGGGTCAGGACCCAGGATCTGAGGATCATTATTGCTCGTTACGACGAGACCAAACTGTGAGAGCCCGGCCCTCATGGCCGCTCGGCAGGATCTGAGGATCATTATTGCTCGTTACGACGAGACGGGCTACTGCGTTATGACGCTAGGTGCACCGTGAGTGGCGGATCTGAGGATCATTATTGCTCGTTACGACGAGACTTACGCGGTTGAGGTTTATCGAAAAACCCGAGACTTACGGGATCTGAGGATCATTATTGCTCGTCAGGACCTAGACCGACGAGACCAAATAGCCTGAAACTACTTATAGTCAGACTATATGTGGAGGACTATAGTCTTTGTCGATCTCTGCTGCCAATATTAGCTCCCAAAATGTCGAGTTCAGCATCACGCTGAACGGTCGTGTGTGGCGCTGGACCACTGTCATGGATGTGTCGGGAGCCGTCCCGACATTCATGATAAAAAATATCACGACCCCATATGGGATCTTAAGGGATTCGACCCCCCTGCCTGGGGCAGTCGTGGAGGGGATGAGTGAGTCTATCCAGTCCCTCGTAGCTAATTACCGACCCTCTATCCTGGTAGGCCCTCCTAGTGCTTTGGTTTTCGTCGTCGACGAAGGACGGGGCTACAGCCTACCCCTGACCGGGCGAGTTACCAACACAGGGGTTTACGGGTCTTTGCTCAGCACGACATTGGTCGCGTCGGCTGTCTATATCCGCACGAATCCAGCCATTATACCCCACCTCGCGTCTAACCAGTCCGGTGTCTTTGACGTCTCGGTGGACTCCACAGACCTCCTGACCACGTCCAGCCCCTACTCAGGGTCCATATCGCTCCAGGACGGGTCATCGACCAATTCGCCCCAGGTACTCCCCATTACGATCACGGTGCGACCTAAGGCGGTTGTCTCGATCAGTCCAGGTCTCGTTACCTACGTCGTATCACGTCCTATTAGCGGACCCTTCCCAGCTATCGCGACTCAGCAATTTACGGTGCAGAACTCTGGGCCGTCCGGATCAGTCCTGGATTACCAGATCGCTCGCCTGACCGGACTCTCGCAGAGCTGGCTGGCTAGCTTTACTCCCGTGACAGGCACCCTGCCTGCTAGCACGGTGCAGAGTATCACGGTGCTGGTCGAGCCTGTAGAGGGTCTGATGCCCGGCATTTACGAAGAGACTTTGCGTATTAGTGGCTACAGTTTCAACGATTATGCGGATGTCATCATTCGCCTCGTAGTTACATAGGTTAGGAGCAGGCTATGCAGGACTTTAAATTTGAACACATGCAGGGATCAGGCGCCACGGGGCTAGACGCTTTTTTTGAGAACGAGCCTCAAACTATCTCGCCTTTTGGTTCGATTAAGCAAGCGTCGGCTAAACCTCAGCGAATCAGGATCGCGACCATGGTTGACATTGCAGGATTCCAAAGGATTTCGAACGAGACTCTGATCCACAAGTCTACGCAGGATCTTTGGGCCATTAAGCATGAGGGTTCTGAGTATTTTATCGAACGTCTTTTTCAAGACGGGGCAACACCGATAAAGGGCTAAATGGACAATGAGCTATTAAAATCAAGAGTCCTTGCTCGGTACCGTAACGGGGAGCCAGCATGGCACTGTGATCCTGAGACCGTCGTTAAGACTGCCTCATTAGGTCCCGCTGAGCCTGGCCAATCCGGCAAAAGGAATATCCCTAAGGATCATCCTTACGATCCTAATTCCTTGAAGCCTTTGGCAAAAACGCTCTGGGCGTCAAGCGTAAGTATGGGGCATGCCCTGACAGCATATCGCCACTTGAGTCGGCTCAAAAGCACGACTATCAGTCCGGACGGCAACTTAGGCGGGCACGGGTACATCATGCCCGTGCAGGATATTCGCAATAAGCTACATCAGGTATGCGAGACCCTTAGTGCCATCACGGACACGCTTTATGATGAGATCAATGCCCCGCATTGGAAGCCTCGCCTGGCTCAACTGGATGACAATGAGGCTGAGGACGTAGAGCGCTTTGTTGAGGAATCTAAGGGTAATATCGATGCCCCTGAGGACTTGGCGGAGGAATCAGAGCAAGAGATCGAAGAAATGAATGATGGCGGGCGGGCTAAGGATAACTCATCCGAGTTACCGGGTAGCGGAGTCGCGACACCTGAGCATAAGGATCGGCAGGAGAAGCAGGGCCGGGTTGCCGACTCGTCGGTATCTCCTGACTCCCTCTCGGGACCCCGCGTAGTCCATTTGGGTCCAGGCGAGGATCCTAATCCTCAGGATGCCTATACTAATGATGGTTGGGGCACTCCCTCAGGTCGAGATTACGATTACCCCAGTGCCTGGGATAACGACTTGGCGGATCGGGGCGCTGCATCTAAGGTCCCTGACTACCTATCAGAGCCGACCGAGACACAGGCCTGGGACTTTGGTCTGGGTTTCGGAGCACGGGGCCAGGGAGCCGGTGGGTACGAGAATCCGTCTGGAGAAGGCAATAATAAGGGCGTGTGGGGCCCCGCAAGCGGGTTACCCGGCGCTTCCGGAGACATTCTCGCTCAAGGCAAGTTGCCAGGTGACGATGACCATCCTGTTGCTCGGTCGGACTATTATCGTGGAGATCGAGGTAACTTGGTCAACACGCAATCTGTGCTCCCTGCAGTAGAGCCAGCGACGGGTCGTGCCGACCTTGATTTAGTAAATGTGAATTATATTTATGAAGACACGGCAACTCCGTATGTGAGACACGATTACAGTGCTCACGATTACAGCGCTCAAAGGGACGATAACGACAATGGCTGAACTTGGCGACCTCACTAGCTTTTTTAAAACAGGTTCTGCCGTCCAGGATCTCGACTGGCTTGATGTCGACGCAGAGCAGTATCGTGCTCAGGACACTCTGCCCAAGCAGAACCTGGATATGGTGCCTGACCTCGAGGCTCTCTGGCGTCATAAAGATGAGCCTGCTTCTAACTTCGTGCCTAATCTGGGCGAGCCCAAAACCATGGGCGACCTTTCACAGCTTCACGGGAATTTGCGGGACTTCAAAGCCTCGACTGATATTGTCAGGACGGCTCGTTTGGCGGTCATGCAATCGACGGATCCCGCTAAGATCCGTCATGCCCTGACTTCTCGCTATGACCGAGATTCTTTGATTCAGTCCAAGCAGGCCTTGTCCGAGGTTTTCACTGAACGAGGTCGTCTAGGCAAGACATATATTGCGGCAAATGATTTTCCGGATTGTGCAACTGGCCAGCAAGGTGTTGAATTTGTTCGCAAGTTTGCATCTGAGGCAAAGTTTATTTTGCCGAAAAAGGCTTGTGGCACATGCCCTCATCATAAGGTTGAGAGCGGGTCAAATCATTGTGGCGTATTCCTCAAGAAACTAGTTGAATACGACACGCCTGGCCAGATGGCGGTCCAGGCACAGAACCTGGTTCGTCTCAGGTCTGTCAAGGCCGAGAGTAAAGCCAGGGAAATCAAAGCGAGCGAGATCGTAGGCTTTCTCCGCCGTGAATTGCTGAAGGGTCGTAACGAGGCGGAGTTAGCTCAAGGTCTCAAAATCTCTTTTAGCTACCAGGACTTGAACGATACTTCGGACGTGTGGGCTCCGACATTCAAGGAAGCGGGTCTGTATGGAGCGGTATATACGACTCAGGAATCCTTTTCGGATTGTCATGAAGGGGCGGACTTCGTCCATAAGCATTCTTCGTCGATCAGGGCTGTAGTAGCGGGCACTAAGTGCGGGACTTGCTTTTTTAACAAAGCGGCTCGCTGTCTGCTGTACGGTCGACCTTTAGTTGCGTCCGCAGAGGAGCTGTACACGGAGGCAACAGTCCAGGCCGTCGTGTCTGAGCATCGTATAGCCGGCAAGCTTCCCCAGGAGGCTGCTCGCATGAGTTGGGGCAGCACTCCGGTAGAGGCTCTTCGATCTATCCATAAAGCAGCTTCAACCCCTCTAGCTAGCCTGACTCAATCCGTGCGCTCGAATATTGAGCAAGCCTTTTACGGTAATGCTCGTCCCGTTAATGCCGATGTGGACCCGATGGCGATTAAAATCGTCAAGACGGCAAGCCAGTACCTGAACGAGGGCTTGTATGGTCGAGATTTGGTCCGGGCACTCCGCCAGACATACGCCCTCGATGTCTTGTTGAAGCATGGCAGGCAGTTGAAAGCGACCATGGGCGAGGAAGGTCTGCAGGGCTTCAAATACATCGATCCTACCGTGTATGATGATTACGGTAAGGGGTGTGACCGAGTGGCAAGCTTGTATCGAAGCCGGTCCGCTATTAAGTATGCCAAGCTTGGGGACAAGTGTAGTTCGTGTGTTCATCACACACGAGTAGGCCACTGTTCTGTGCTGAACAAGACCTTGGTGTTGGAGCCTCCCTACATCGACAAGCAGGCTGAACAACAGGCTATCCTGAACTCCGGCCCGGCAATGGAGCGACCATCAGATCAAGCCCTCATGGCTAGCAACGGCCTGTCCATGATGCAGGAGTATCAGCTCCAGAATTATAACCAGGAGATCGAGTTGGCTCCAGAGCCCGTCAAGGTCGCCCAGTCCGTCATGATTGGCCGACATGAGATAAAGCTGTGAGAAGCAATCTTGCCTCAATCCGTAGGGTCGTGTTGGCGTATCGTCGTCAGGCTGATCAAATCCCAGGCGCTCGTCAGAAGGCAAAGAGTAATTCATTGCCTATCAATCGACCGAAAGGCATAGCCCCGACGGTGGTTAGGGATAATGGGGTCTCGAAGACGAAGGGAGACGACACGGTTAAGCCTCAACGTAAGGACATTCAGCCTAAGGATGTCTTCCCCGCCACTCCTAATAATACGGGAGTTTTGAGTTTGGCCCAGACGGGCCGAGATCTTTCGAAGGCGTTAGACAAGCAGATCCCCAAAGATAAGGGGTATGATGTAGTAAATAATCTATCCCAGTATCTGATCCGAACCGAAGGTAATGGTGAGTCTGGTACAGAAGAAGGTAAGTAATTATGTCTGAAAATGAAAATATAGATGTCGAGACCCCAGAAGAAGAGACCCCAGAAGAAGAGACCCCAGTAGAAGAGACCCCAGTAGAAGAGACCCCAGTTCAGGATCAACATCCTGGAATTGCAGGCATGAACGGAGGCATTATAGTTCCGCTCCATGCAGTCAATCTGCCGGTCAAACGAGGTCCAGGACGTCCTCGGAAGGTCGGCAAGAAGCCTACTACAGATGACCTGATATACCATGCCGAGATGATGCGGCAGAAGGAAGCATTCATTTTAAAAGATGAACTTGTTAAAGCTACCTCAAGTCGTCTAGAGACGTTGGAAACTTTACAAGCGGTTAAGTCTCAAATAGCGCGTGAGGCGGCGGCTCTACTCTTTGCTCGAATGGAACTTGAAAAACACGGTAAGGATACGACTCAAATATCGAGTCGAAGAATAGCTAGTCTTAGGGAAATTACGAGTATTGAGATGGAAATCAAAAGGCTCGGGGTCACGATAATCGACCTTAAGAGCGAGCGTTTCCAGAAGATCTTCACATTCTTTCTCACCACCGTGAAAGATTCAGCGGTTGAAGTCATGTCACCCGAGTTAGTCGACCTCCTGTTCAACCGTCTAGAGACGAAGTTGGAAGGTTGGGAGGAAAAGGCTCAAAACCTTTAAAGGATTGAGCCTTGGCTTCTGGAAAAAAAGGTATCTCCCATCTTGTTCGTGAGGTCGGTCAAAAGATTCGGCAAGACGGGCGAGATGAATCGGGTCGCACCGAAAATTCGGGAGGCGTAGCTGCCCCCAGGATCTTCAATGTTTTAGACTACATTGAACAGCCCTGGGGTCTGGCTATGAAGCTATACCCGGCTCAACGCTTTCTGGTCAAACTTTACTATAATTTGCCTATGGACGAGACATTGCCTGAAGATCCGAATCGCAGGATTCAGATCACGGACATGTTCAAGTCTAAGGTATTGTACGAATTTACGGAACGGGAGTATCTCTCGTATCTCTATAATGAGGGACGCTGTAACATAGGTTCTCAGGATCATGATAGGAGAGAGCTTGTGCTCGCCATCGGTCGCCGGGCAGGGAAGACGACTTTATCTGGCATTTTCGCTAGTTATGAAGTTTACCGACTCCTGAATCTATACAATCCACAAGAGACCTACGGACTTCCAAACGGCAATAGGATCCAGATTATCTCGGTCGCGACGGACAAAGAACAGGCCGGATTGCTTTTCAATGAGGTGACAAGTCATCTTGCTAAGTGTGATTACTTCAAACCATTCGTAGCCAATAACACGTTGAGTCACGTCAACTTCAGGACCCCCTACGATATTGAGAAGTTTGGCCCATCAGCCCGACAAGAGAACGGGAAGTTCGTCAGTTTCAACGGAAAAGCAAGTCTAAGGGTGACATTCAAGTCCTGTATCGCTAAGGGACTTCGTGGTGCTGGTAATATCGTGATCATCCTGGACGAGGTGGCCCACTTTCAGGATAAGGGTGCCAGTTCGGCTGAGGAGATCTACAATGCCGTAACGCCAAGCGCTGCCGCATTCTCTCGAAAGGATCTAGAGACCGGCAGGACGACCAAATTGGCTAACGGGCAGGATTCGGATGTTGAGAGCCGGATCATTCTGATTTCATCACCCCTTGGTAGGTCAGGTAAGTTCTTTGAAAAGTATGATCTGGCTATGCGGGGAGGGGATGGGTCCAATAACCTGATAGCGGTTCAGGCCCCTACTTGGGAGATCAACCCCACCATTGCTAGTTCGTATTACCGGGAGAAATATCATGAGAACCCGGTCGTGTTCATGGTGGAGCACGGGGCACAGTTTTCTGACCAAGCCCGGGGTTGGATTGAACGGGAGACGGACCTTCAAAAATGTATTGTCCCCTTGGCTCGACCCAAGCTAGCTGGTCAGCCCAGGTCTCCCCATCAGATGGGGATCGACGTAGGGCTGGTGGGAGATGGTACCGCGATAGCGATCACTCATGTTCAGCAAGATAAGATCGTGCTAGATTACCATGAGGTCTGGCAAGCAGGGGTGGATTGGCGAGATTCTAACCCACACCTCGACGGCAAGTTTTCGACCGATTACAGCAAGACCCTGAGTACCGTAGAGAGGCTGGACTTTGACGAGATCGCGGCTTGGATTCAATCCCTTACGCTCAAGTTTCTCATTACAGCCGGACTTTTTGATCGATGGAACGGTATCCCGCTTGAGCAGTCACTGCACAAGAAGGGCTTGAGGCAGTTTAAGTCTGAGTTTTTTACACGGGATAATACGAGTAAGATTTATCAGACTGCCAAGATGTTCCTGTTTGACGAGAAACTCGAATTTTACGACTACCCTATTCCTGAGAAAAATAAGGACCTAGGGGGCCGCCACTCTCCCTTGATTACTGAGTTGCTGTCCTTGCAGGCATCCCAAATCAGTAAAAATATCGTTTTAGTAGAGGCTCCTAAAAAAGCAGGGTCTCATGATGACTTGAGCGACGCCATCGTGCGGGCTATCTGGCTCTCTGCCGACGTTTTGCTGAACCAGAAGCACACGGCATACGGATCTCCCTATCGACCCGCTGTAGCGTCAGCTATGACGCCCCAAAGATATCAAATGGCCCGAGCTAGACATCATGGTTTAGGGGATCGCCGGCCTGGTGGTTCAAGAATAAGGACGAGGTAAAGTGCCATGGAGGATCCGCCCAAAGTTCCGATCATATTCGCTAATAGGGTGATTCAACAATTTGCCGATCACCTATTGGGTGGTGTTTCGATCAAACCCCGAGACTACGCACTGATGCGTTTAGTATTTCGTAAGCTCAAGGGGAACTGGCAGCTCTTGACACAGGGTGACATACAGCAACTGACATTGCTTGAGCGAGTCGTTACGGGCTGGAATAAGATGCCGGGTCGAAAGCAGGAAACCGAAGAGGTCGAGCAAGTCTGATATGGCATCCCCTGAGCAGTTCCGTACCCGTGATTGTGTCGTCTTAGTTAAAGGCGACACATATCCCGTGACTGTCAGCGAAGCCATGGCATCGGCAGGTTGGCGTGGTGGGCAAGGTGTCAGATGGACTGCTTCTGTAAAAGACGAATTCCTAGTCGGGTATGGAGACGGATCCTACGGCGGTTTTATCCTATGGGGATCGGATGAGACATCGGACCGGTTTACGTCCATTACAATGAACCAGCCATCCTACCGGTTTGCCGTTCAGGCAGTTGGGTCTTGGCTATTTATGACCACTACCTACGAGCGTCACACGTATGCATCTAGGCAATCAGGCCCTCTGGTGCCAATCACGTACAGCGCCAATGATAAGCTCCTTTTCTCCCTGCGAGGATACTGGACTAATGAAAACGAGTGGAGCCTCTCAGGGGACCCTAGAGCACCCAATACTAACATTTTAGGGTATGTGGTTCAGATTCCTACCGTTATCACGGATAACTTCTTGACGATACAAACAGTGATATGACGGAGCTTCTCAGAACTAGAAACTGTACAGTCTTCTATCGAAGCGATGCTATCGCTGTTGCAGTCTCAACTACCATGTTGGCATCAGGTTGGGCTGGAGGACAGGGAGTCCAGTGGGTAGACTCGCCTATAGACGCATTTCAGGTTTCGTATTCAGACGGTATATTCTCAGGCTTTCTCTTATGGGGATCAGCCGAGTCATCAGATCAATATGTTTCATTCACAGGTAGCCACGTTGAGTATGGATTTGGAGTTTTGTGTTCCGGGTCATGGCTTATGTCCACCGATACCTACGAGCGTCACACGTATGCATCTAGGCAATCAGGCCCTCTGGTGCCTATTACATATGTTGAAGGCGATAAGCTCCTTTTCTCCTTGCGAGGATACTGGACTAAAGAGGATGAATTCACTATTTCTGGGGACCCTAGAGCACCTAACCAACACTTCTCTGGAATTGTGACACAGCGTCCCAGCGCTTTGAATAGCATGTACTTAGGTGTCCAGACAACGGTGTAGCCATGCCTGAGATCATACGATCACAAGACTGTGTTGTTTTTTTCAAGGGCGATTCTGCGACCGTCACGGTTTCGACTGCCATGGTGGCATCCGGTTGGGCTGGGGGACAGGGAGTCCAGTGGGTGGGAGTCCAAGGGGATGATCGGGTAGTTACGTACAGCACGGGCCCATTTGGAGGCTTCCTCCTTTGGGGTTCGGACGAATTGGGGGACGACTATACCGCCGTGACTCGACAGCAGACGGCCTATCGTTATGCCACCATGTTCTTTGGCGGCTGCCTTATTTCTACCAGTTCGTACGAGCGGTACACGTATGCATCTAGGCAATCAGGCCCTGCGATCCCTCTTGTGTACAGTCCAAATGACTCCCTGTATCTGTCTCTTAGAGGTCTCTGGACCAAAGAGGACGAATTAACCCTATCTAGCAACCCCGCAGCCCCCGCTCCCGGGGTAGGGTATGTGGCTCAGCTGCCTAAGGCACAGAACCGAAATTATCTAGGCATCCAAGTTTCGATGTGAGGGTCCATGCCTGAAAGCCAACAGTCCAAAATTAATCAGCTGGAGAGCCTGCAATCCAAGGAGCAACAGGATGAGTATGCCCTCCAGTCTCAGCTTGCTCTGGTTCGAGATGCTCGACAGGAGGTCGAGAACTCCTTGGCTAAGCTGACTAGCGTGGCGGATGCCTTGCGGGACCAGGCTAGGAGGACCCGATCTGATGGTGCGGTCAGCTGGGTCACTTTCGCTAACGGGCACCTCAGGTTTGCCGGAGCATCACAGCAGGGTCTGAAAAGAACCTGCCAAGGTATGGATCGTTTACTAGACAGGGTTAAGGCAGAGAAGGAAGATCAGGAGCGTCGAGATCAGGATGAGCGGAAATGGGAAAAAGCTCGGAATACTCAAAAACAGATAGATCGCATGATTCTTCCGACTGATGATGCTTTCGATGAGCTGTATGGGAATGTAGTGTAAAATGCCTAAAAATTACTCGAACCAGCCAGAACACTCCCAGTACCTGGTCCGTACTTCAGTCCGGATGGCTCGTCCTTATGTGGCCCAGTCGTATGCCAGCAATCTGACGTACAAGGAACGCCTGGTGCGTCAGCAGTCCAAGCAGGCGTCCGGTATGGGTCAGCTGAGCGGGATGAGCGGGGGCACGATCCAAAGCTCTCAGGGTAACTTTTTTAGCCCACAGCTTTCGACGGACTTCCTCGAACTGCCTCAGAGTCTGCGGGAGCGTCGTGAAATATACCGACACTTCTATAACTCGGATGAGTTGGTAGGACAGGCACTAGATCTCCATACCGAACTACCCCTTTCTAAGGTCCGGCTGGCCGCCCCAAAGCCCCGCCATGCAGCTACAGGGTTCGTTAGCCCCGAGAGTTACGGCAAGTATATCCTGGACCGTTTTGAGAGAATGTGCCGAAAGATCAAGCTTTTCCAGAAGTTGATCACGATGGTGCACCACTACTGGCTGGACGGCGTTGCGGTGATTTTTGCGGAAGATGGAACGGTCGAAGTCCCGCCTGAGATCGGGAAGGTCCGCAAGACCCTTAAGCTATCGTTCTTGGATGAGGAAGGTAATCCTGTCGAGCGGGACAGCTCATCATGGGAGGCTAACGACGAGACTCAGGAAAAAGAACTAGAATATTACATGAAAAATTACGCAGGATGGGAGAAGCTCATCGTCCTGCCTATCGACAGAGTCAAGATATCAACCTTCAGTTATACGGATAAGTGCATCCTGGAGCTTATCCCATCGGACAAGGATAAGGTCCTGCTTGAGCAGGCCGCGAGTGGAGACCCCGCTAGCGAAAAGTTAGCTCAAGAAATTCCGCATGAAGTCAGGGACCATATTTCGAACGGACGCCTGATCCCTCTCGGGACAGATCCTGACGAGGGCAGTTTTGCCTATGTCCTGACCGGGAGTAAGAGTGCGGATGACGTGCTGGGTCAGTCTATACTGAACAGATGCTTACGCACGCTTTACTTCAGAGATAAGCTCCGTCAAGCTCAGACTTCCATCGCCAGCCGGGCCATGACTCCTAAGCGGATCGTGTGGGCTGAGGGCCTGTCTGACTCGGATGTGGATCAGCTGAGAGAACAGGTCGATCTCTCGCTAGTAGACCCTGATTATTCTATCGTGGCGAACTATGAGGTTCATTGGGAGGAAATGGGGTCACGGGATCGTCTCTTGGATCTATCGACTGAGTATGAGCAGACGGAGCGTCGTCTCCTGGCCGGCCTGGGCGTGACTGAGAGCCTGATGTCGGGTGAGTCTCTATACTCGGGCGACAGGCTTAAGCTGGAGGTGATCAATCAGCGCTATCTGCATCTTAGAGAGATCCTGCAGGAGTACGTGGAGGAGCACCTGTTCCGTCCCGTAGCTCAGCGCATGGGTTTCGTAGAGAAAGATGAATGGGGACAAGAAGTCGTACTCTTCCCCAAATTGAGCTTTACTCGATTACCTCTCCGAGATAGTCAGGATACTTTCGACGCTCTCTACAACCTATACTCCAAGGGCTCGATATCGATTGATCTCATTTTGGAGATGTTGAATATAGACCCTAACGATACTAGGATTAAGATCGAGCGTGACATGTTTACGGTAAATGATCCGATCTTTAATGAGATCATGAGATCCATGTATAATGAAATTGGTCGTGGGCTAGCCGAGAAATCGGATGTACAAGATCGAATTATGAAGTATTTGAAACTGAAACTGAAGCCCGCGGATGATGCCGAGGGCGGTGAGGCCGAGGGCGGTGGAAGCCGGTTCTGATGCTCAGCTAGGGGTCCGGATCCGCACGACAGGGGCAGATTAGATCAAGAATCTATTTTTAGCTTTCTAAGCTTAGAATGGATCGTCACGGTACAAAAACGCATCAAGAGCGGGAACAAGAAGAAGACGAGCGTCTTGTCCGCAAGAATCCCGAGGCAAAGCCTCCCCGTCGAGATCGTCGTCGAGAGATGGTTAAGCCTGACCCTGACCCTGACCTCGACGACTCGTCAGATCGTCAGGATCGAAGCCGAAATTACAAAAAGGTAGCCCTGAGGGACAGGCTAGCTCTCCGAGTCAGATTATCCGCGGATCGAATCCCGGCCAAAAGTACTGAGACGGGGGATGTCGTGATGATCTCTCCGGACACGCTTAAGGCAAAGCCCGGAAAGTATAAGCCGGTCGATGGTGACGATGTCGAGAGTCCTCAGGACCTGAGTAAAGCTCTGCAACAGGCGGGACATGCCCTCAGAAGCATGGCGGAGCAGGACCCTAAGCTTGACCGTGCCTTAAAGAATTTCTTAAATCCTCAGTCCCAGATAGCCGGGATCGTCCACGAGAATCCCAGCTATCCAGCGGCAAATTTACTCCCAGGGGTTAAGCTGCCCGACGGGATCAAGACAGTACAGGATGTACAGAATGCTCTGAGTAAGTCGGCCCCCGCCAAGGGCAAAAAAGATCAGGCAAAAAAGCCAGTTGAAAAACAGAAGCCCGAAAGCCCTAAGAAAAAGCCCGAGAGTCCCGAGAAAAAGCCCGAGAGTCCTAAGGAGACATCCTCGGCCGAAAAGGCTGGAATCGATCCACCCGCTCGTCGGCCTGTAAATCAGGCGGAACGTCAGGCGGCCCTGAGTTCTCTGGTCAGCACATTTCCATCGGAGGTGGCGGCCAACCTGATTGCAAAAAATATGCATCCGGATGATGTGCAGTCTCTGGTCCAGACTTACCTAGCTGCCAAGAAGGTTAAGCCAAGGGATATCGATGGCGTGATCGCGAAGGCCGCTACGATATACCAGCAGGACCCAGACCAGGTCCCTCCTCCCAAGACAGGGCAGGACAGACAGGGTCAGATAGTCCCGTTTGATCAGTTGAGTCCTGATGATGGGGCTGAAGCCTATAGACAGCACCAGGTCCGGGTCGTGGCCTTGAGCCTGGCGGCTAAGGCGTTGCTGACGGATAAGCTTTCGAGCAAAGGTACCCTCACGGGACGACCTAGGGTCCCGGTCAAGCTAGCGGGCCAGCTAGCGGGCATGATCTTGAGCAAGGTACCGGAGGGGCAGGCTGCGGAGCAGGCTGTTAAGCAATATGACGATACAATATCTAGCGGGAAATTGGACCGGATTAGTGACGGGACGATCAAGAGTCTGCTGAAGTCAGTCAAGAACCATCCAGCCGCTCATGCAGCCGCGATATCGTACTTCCAGGCTAATGATTATGCAGCCGCCAGACAACAGTTTCTGAAGGGTGATGATAAGTCTATATCGGAGTGGCAGTACCCTCACGAGATAGCACAAGGTTTGAAGCGAGCGGGGCAGTTTTTTAACGAGCGTAACTCGCTCTATGGCCGTGCTGGCGAGACCCACCCATCGGCTAATTTTTTTAGAAGCAGAGTCCTGTCCCGCCTCCAAGCTCTGGAGCCAGAGAAAGCAAGCAAGGTCGCTGACTTGCTGCCTAAATTGGACAAGCAAGAGTACCGGGATTCATATAAAAAATGGGAAGTCAGCCATAAGGCGTGGCAGTCTAGCCTCAGTCGGGGTCCAGAACCTGAGAAACCCAAGAGACCCGCTGCCTTAACGGCAAAAAGTGATGACTTGTGGGATTCGATTACCGCGGGTCAAACAAAACAAGGTAGTGATTTTACTTATTCAGCATCCCTTGTGATGGGCTCTACCAAAAAAACAGCTGTCTACCATGGTATTGATCCGTATGCCTATGGTCCGCAGGCATACCCAGGATGGCTTCAACTCAAGCAACGCGACTTAGGCGAGCCAGACTTTAAGATTATCTTGGGTAAGGCTGAGGAGTGGCTTAAGTCTAGTCTTTTGTCGGTTGCAGTAGAGGGTATGGTTCCGGATGCACGCTACCGAGCCGCTCTGGATCTGGCTATTTACGATAGCGAGTATAACAGGGCTATTAATGCAACACAGTACAGCCACATCCTTGCTCGATTGGCTGGAGCACCGGTTCCTGATATAGGTCAGAATCTCCCAACAATTCAGAAGGAAGCTAGTTTCGATCATAAAGTTGAGACTCGCTACTTGGTAGCGTTTGGAGAGAGTTCTTTTAATCGAGATGTTTTGGCTGCTATTGCAGCACAACCGATCACGTTCACGGATGATTCAGGTACAATCCGTAACGCTGCATGTATTAACCCTCGTATACTCCGGACTGTTGATGTCGGAAAACAAGCTAGTCAGGGAGTCCCCGAGACTGTATTCCGTATTGATTTCCCCAAGGGTTCTGAAAAGGACACATATCGAGCCGTCGCGGCCGCGCTATCCGGATTCAGGCTGTACGCCAGCCCGAGTACTCCAGGGTATCTCCCGCGCTTTCGCTCTTTTACTTTTACTCCCCCGTCTAATGAACCCTCAAGGACCAATATGAAAGCTTCCCAAGAGATTCGAAAGTACGCCGCTCTCGTTGCCAAACTGGACTCTAAATTGGCTTTTGAAATGTTGGCTAGCGCTGACGTTGTGGCGGATGACGAGAAGAAGATGCCCTCTTGGTTGAAGGAAAAGTTTGAGGGCAAAGACGAGAAGAAAGACGAGAAGAAAGACGAGAAGAAAGAGGCAAGTCTCCGAGTGGCTTCTCTCCGTTCTTTGATTGTTCGTCAGGCGGCTTCGGTCGATTCGACGCAACGAGCCGCATGGCTACCCGTTCTCCGGGCCCTAAAAGACCTGGTCTAACCCAAAACCCCCCGATAGGAAAAGAAAAAATGACTACGAAACTGTCGGCCGTGCAATCCAAGCAGGCCAGTGAGATCCTCGGTCGAGTCGATGCTTTGGCCCGAGATATTCAGGCTAACTACAAGAGCTGGGGCATGTCTCTTGAGGGCGTCCGCCCGGTTGTCAACAACCTAGATAAGATCGCTGATGCACTCGAAGAGCGTTTCTTCGGATTAGATTCTCTTCAGCGTCGCCAGGTCGAAGTTCTGAAGCAGGCTCATGTGATTCAGCAGGATTCCGATGAGTCTTACATGGCATCCTTTAATGGCCCGTCATCTCCCAAGCAGACCGATGCTGACGAACCCTATATGTCGGCATACGCGGATGATCAGACGCAAGCAGTTCGGGCCGGCAAGTCCACGTCCGGCCGTCCTTTAGCTTAACTGTGACCAGATCGAATCGAGCCTGACAGAGGACACCACTTTGATTGACTATTGGAAATTGAGTCGGGAATTTGAGCCTGGGGACTTCGTTCAGAGGTATATCCCGAGTCGGAGCGTCAGCCTATCCCCATATGTGGGTCGCGTCACGGCGGTCCTGAAGGGGATAGGATTTCTCGACGTTCAATGGCCTTTCGGCAATGAGCGGGTCTCGCCCGAAGATGTTGTGAAGGTTAACAAGGAGTTTGCCTCGTTCCTTCCTCCAATGGTGGATTTCTCGTACTATCCTGGGTTGGAACAGCAGAGGGCTCGCCTGGCTTCCAGAACGCTTTGGGCGTCAGCCGAGCTACCTCCAGGGTTCCATAAGGAGCTGGCCCGCCTGGTGCACAAGGGGGCCAACGAAGTTCAGGCATATGACGAGCTGTGGCACAGGTACGCATCGTTCTCAGATGATGATTCAAAACTCCGGAATGAAGTTTCAAAGCTCTATCGGTTTGCCGCGAACTCACTTGAGCTTTTCTTAAGTCAGCAAGCACAGAAGACCGCGACATACTGGATGGCTCAGAATCGCACGCACCGGGCGACCAGGGCTGAGGTTAAATCAGGTTGTCCCTCGTGCCCCAAGTGCGGGACCGCAATGCGTAAAGCGACATACAAGATGGCAGAAGGGCTGAGAATCAAACTCTTTGCTTGCCCTAAAGATCTCTATCTAATTAAGCAGGCAGATATCGTGGGTCCTCAAGGAGACCCTGTATCATGGTAAAAAGTAACTTAAGATTAGCGGCAGAAAACTTTGCCTCCTGATGTGACTTGGAGATCTTAAAGGAAACCTGAACCTCATGGCTTTTTCAAAGTATGCTAATGCTGCGATAGTCCAGCCCATCGTAACGATGGCATCATGGGATCAGGTGCGATCTACATCACTCGCAATAGGATCGGCCTTTTCTCAACGAGAGGCCCGACAGGATCTTTCTCAGAAGTATGACCCCAAACAGTACATGCTCAGTCACTGTACTATCATGGCCTCAGTAGATACTGAGAATGGTCCAGGCCCGGTAGGTCGTCATGTAGAAGGAGCCTTCCAAGTAGATCGTAGATTCCACGATTACTATATTACACCCGCTACATCTAAGTTCATAAATAACAACCACGATTCATGGGAAAGGAAACTGCTTTTAAGCACTTTCCGTACTTTTATCGGGGGTCAGAACTATGTTGAGCATCTCCAAATTGCCGAGATGTCTAAGGGTAGAATCATTGATGCCGCGGCTCGGGATATCGGGGAGTCGATCTACATTGATATCTTGGTCGCGACCGAATTGAGACATAAACCTTTGGTAGCGGCAATCCAATCTAAGAAGTTGAACACGCTATCGATGGGCTGTTCAGTCGAATTCACCGTGTGTTCTCGGTGTGGTAATGCGGCAGAGGACGAGACACAGCTATGTTCTCACATTCGATACATGAAGGGAAACACCTTCATGGATGGTTTGGGTAAGACTCGCAAAGTAGCTGAACTCTGTGGTCACTCGACGAATCCCAATAGTGTTAAATTCATTGAAGCTAGTTGGGTTGCTAACCCGGCTTTCACGGGCGCTGTTTTGCGGGATATTCTGACCCCTACTGAAGTTCAGACTATCGGCCCTAGACTCCAGATGGCGTTTTCCATGCCTGTGCAGCAGGTGGATCCCACCCTTATGGCCCGAGCGGCCAGGGTATCCGGATATTCCAAGCCTTCTCAAATTTACGGTGATGATAAGGTTGTTAGAAGTGTCGGTACCCCACATCACTATCGAACACTTCTTGGGCAAGATAAGGTGGACCCAGACTTTGGTGCCGATCTAGAATCTGATCAAGATCAGGGTCAAACACAGCAGACTCCTGACATCGCAACCCCTGCACTTGAGAGTAAGCCTGACTCCCTGCAAAAGGGTATTGATGATCTGGCTGATATTCTCAAAGAGAAAGCGATGGATAAGGTTCGGGGCGAGATTTCTAAGCGTGAGCTTGAGCCCCGTGCCGACTTTTCTGAGAATCAGAACAACACGCTGGTTCATCAGGCTTCCGCTAATCCCTATTGGAAAGAGATCCTCAGGGTAGTGCAAGCCAAAGTACAGGATCCGTCCAGGTCTCGGCGTATCTTTGCCGGCCTCATTCTTTTCAAGAATGGTGGTTGGCATGCGGTTCGTGCGGCCAATTCTTTCTCAGGCCGCGAAGTACTTGGAATCTCTAGGTTTTTAGACGAATTTCAAGGATCCAGGATTGCTGGGGAAGCTCGTATCTATCGAGCCATTTTGGCAGTCGGAGGGTTCTCCCCATATACAGATGTAGATGGTTATTTAGCGGCATGTCGCCGTTTTTTCGGCCGAGACCTGACTAACTCAGAGCGTGATACTCTCATTTCCAAAGGTCATATCTATGACCTCGGGGTTTCGCGGTTCTCTTTATAGTCCATTTCAGATGAAGGTACACGGACCTGAACCCGTGACAATTAACACGGTACCTCACCACCCAAAGAGTGAGACGAAAGGTAATCCCCGTCATGCGTGAGCGTACTACTTGGAATCGCAAGCAGATTGTTAAATTAGCTGAGGACCTAGGGTCCATGAATAACCCGGAGCACGATAAGGCTCAGCCCGCGGCTGACGCTTATGATATCGGTGGCCCGTCTGAATTCGCTGAGGACGTTGCGCCCAGTGGGTGGCGAGCAGAATACAGCGGCGATGCCGTTAAGCGTAACGAGATCGGCATGCCCGAGTTTCGTAGCGACTCCTTCAAGACTGCTCAACAGGACGAGGACGAGGACGAGGACGACGACTTTCTCGAAAAGAAAGCGGATGTCTGTCTGCACATCGCTAAGAAGATGCTTCCCAAGACTGCTTCGGAACAGATGATTGAAGACCAGGCATTTGCATTTATGCACATGGCTGACTCGGATATCGTCGCTACTGCGACTCGCCTGGCTTCTCAGGAGGACGACAAAGAAGAAGAAGAAGAGGACGACAAAGAAGAGCAGAAGAAGCAGGCTCAGCAGGCTCAGGGTCAGGACGACAAAGAAGAGGACGACAAAGAAGAGGACGACAAAGAAGAGCAGAAGAAGCAGGCTCAGCAGGCTCAGGGTCAGGACGACAAAGAAGAGGACGACAAAGAAGAGCAGAAGAAGCAGGCCTCCGACATGATCGCTCAGCTCCAGCAGCAGGCTTGTGTTGCTTTGCAACAGGGTAATCAGCAACAGGCTCAACAGCTTGTCCAGCAGATGGCTCAGATTCAGCAGCAGGCCCAGCAGCAGCAGATTAGCCAGCAGCAGGCTGAACAGCAAGTACAGCAAATGCTGTCACAGGCTCACCAGCAAATGCAGGGTCAACAACAGGGTCAACAACAGGGTCAGCAACAGATGCAGGGTCAGCAACAGGGTCAGCAGCAGATGCAGGGTCAGCAGCAGATGCAGGACGTGCAGATGCAGGACGACATGCTGCTCGACCAAATGCTCCAACAGCAGGGACAGTACCCAGAGATGATGACTGCATCGGGCGATATACAGCTCGACGGTCCTTCGATGGATACCTCGGAAACACGGCTCGGGTCAGAGGATGAGGCTCTCCAGGCCCTGTTCGCTAGCCACGAGGAAGTGAAACACGCGTCGCACGCCCGTGCGCTACAATCGGGTACATCCCGTACCGCGTCGACCCGTACTGTCGGTACCCGCCCCTCCGGCGGAGTGTCTCAGTTGGGTGGCGGATCCGCAGGTTCGGCTAATGTCGAGGTGGATCGTCTACAAGGACTTTGGGCATCGGCACCAGACGTTACGAGTGTTTTCAACTCGTAATTAGTTTGGTTTACCAATCCCCTAAGATTTAAGACCCAGATGTATATTTTGATCAACCCCAGCAAACGCTAACAGGAGAAATAAGCAAATGCCTTTATCCAACGGCCAGGGCTCGGGTGATTTCCGGGAAACGTCAGCTCGTGTGCAGATCTTCTACGAGGGTATCCGTAATTCTATGGGTGTCCTCTCGGCAGACGCATTCACGCAGAACAACCCCCCAGTTGTCACCACGTCCGCAAATGTGAGCACCAGGCTCGCAGGTATTAGTAAAAAGGGTGTACTCGGTGCAAGCATCGCATTCACTCGCCCCGACGCCGGCAACGGTTTTCTCGGCGGTGCCATTCAGATCGCGTCGGCTTTCAGCGTCACGCTTAAGCCACTAGGTCTGTTTATCAATGATTCTCTCGGGAATCCTTTCGAAAACACGCCTGGTGTTGCCTCCGGCAAGGGTCCTTACCTTTGTGGACGCGGCACTGTCGGAGTGGACCTCTGGGAGACTCAGAATCAGGCTAGTGGTTCGGCGGCTGTTGTCTACGCGGCGGGCAATGTGCTCTACGCTAGCTCGAACGGTCTCATCACCAACGTGCTCGCCGATGCTTACGAGCAACAGGCTAGCTCTGGTACGGCTACCATCATCGGCATCGTTAAGGTTGCCCCGGATGCGAACAACTCGCTCATGGTTATTGATCTCCGCATCTGAGCGGAACCAAGACCTTTAACTGGGAAACCAAGGAAAAAGAAGCCATGTCACAACAAGTATCTAACGAATTAAAGCAACAGATCATTAGCGAGTATATCAAGACCGCTGCTGGCCGTGCCAAGCTCGCTAGCTCCATGATCCAGCCTCTCCGCCTTCGTCGTGATTACACGGCGGTGGGTCGTAAGACCCTGCTGGTTGAGCAGCTGCCTGATGGCGCACTCCCCATCTACGACAAAGATCCAGAAGTTACGGCATTCGTTGTTGGTGAGGAAGGCCAAAACATCGTAGCGATCCAGAAACCTCGTCGAGTGATTTTCCCATTGTTCGAGATTGCCTCGAACCCGGAAATACCCCTGACGCAGATTAAGGAACGTCGCTTCGACCTGATTGAGCGGGCCCAGGATTTGGCAAAAGCTCAGATCCAGGCAGCTGAGGACGAGCGTGTGTTCGCAGTTCTGGACAGCGTCGCTGTCTCGGGCTTCGACACGCTGCCCGGTCAGACCAACCCTGATATCGCGGTTGTGGCTCCGATCTCTCCTAGCGTCCTTGCCGACGCGTTTGCAGAGGTCGAGCGTCACGACTTGCGCGTCGCCAGAATCTATATGAACGCTACCGACTATGCGGATATCCGTAAATTCGGTCGTGACATCCTGGATATCGAGTCGCAGGCGACATTACTCAAGACCGGTCTGCAGGCGACCCTGTGGGGCGCTCAGATCATCACGTCTCGTCTGGTCCCAGCTGGGTTCGTTTACGTATGCGCCGAGGCCGATAACTTCGGCCGCTTTCCAGTGCGTACGGAACTTACCGTGCTCTCTGCGGATGATCCGAAAGCTCGCACAATCGGATTTTCCTGTTTTGAAAACGTGGGCATAGGGGTTTTCAATCCCCGTGGTCTCACCCGCCTGGTTGTAACCCGAGTCTAAGTAGGACTTAGGTTCAGACAAAGGCCACTCAGGGTTTCCTGGGTGGCCTTTTTTTT